TCAGACTCTCAGTGCCTGCTTCTCCACATCGCTAACGCAGGTGTCGGCAGCCTTGTGAAGAGACTGCTTCAGCAGTGCCGCATGGTCTGCGCGAAGTGCCTCGTTCGTCGGAGGGTTATTGGGATCGGTCGGATCGACCTTGCACAGATGCTGTGCAACCAAGGCACCGGTCTTTCCATCGATCAGGCGAACACGTGCGGCGTATATCACGTGATACTTGCTCCACTGGGATGGGTAATACGCGTACATCCAGTTGATCGTCTTCACGTCGAGGATGACATCAGCGCCGGGATAGGCCTTCACCAGTGATGACGGACTGTCGTCGGCAGCAACCGAAGGCGAGGCCGGAAGCATGATAGCCGACCGTTTTTCCACCAAGCCGTTGGCCAGGCGCTCACTGATCTCGATGGCTGGGTCTTCGATATTCTCGGACGTCACCAACTCGTTGCCCGCATTGATCATGGCTACGGCGCCAAACAGACCGAACGCGGCCTTTCCCGCCGTCATGGCGGAGAAGTCCGGCTTTGCATAGTGCGAAACCACAACATGCTTGCCTTGCCAGGTCGAACCCGGATCCAACGATTTCGTTGGAGCAGACACACACCCACTCAAAACGACGGCAATAGCCGCCGCACAGCAGAACGTCTTCATGTTGTCCCCTGTTAGATTCCATTCGGCCGAGCGGCCGAGGACATCCTAGCAATGGGGGGGGGAAGAATGGTCCAGCGTCTGCTTGACGGTGAACATGTGCAGCGGGAAATACCTCACCAAGAAACACGACTTTTCCCGTTGTGCCGCGCAAGAGGAGGTTTCATCATCCCCCCATGAGTGACATGACCCGCGATGAGATAAGAATGTATCTGGATACTGCCCGCGCCGAGGCAAAAGCGTCGGCGGCGGAAGTGACCAAGAGCCAGGCGGAGCTTCGCGCAGATCTCAAGGCTGGCATCGCTGCAGTCTCGGTAGATGTCGCCAATTTGAAGATCGACTTCTCTGATCTGAAGAGCGATCTTCACGCGGCGCTCGCCGTCCAGACCAAATGGATCGCTGCCATGGGATTCGGTCTCGTTGCCGCTGTCGGGGCGATCAACGGCATGTTCAAACCGGACTCTCGCTCCTCCCCGGCACCTGTGCAGACTCCAGCGCCGTACACGAACTATGCGCGGCCGGTCGAACCTATGTCGAAATCGACCCTACTTCCGACACCGGCGACATTACCTGACCTCAGCGGTCGACCGTGATGTGAGTCCTTTCCAGCAGTGTGTTCTGACAGCACGCTCGCGTTCGCCAAAAAACGAAGGCCCCGCATCGCTGCGAGGCCTCGTGACGTACTTGTAGCTGGCGGAGAGGGTGGGATTCGAACCCACGGTTGGCTTACACCAACGCCTGATTTCGAGTCGGTTATACGGGGGCTCTACAGAGCCTTTTGTCGGCCATTCTTTTTAGGGAATGGCCCCTCCTAAGCCCCGGATTGGTATGAGAGTGCCCGGTTATTTTTAGGGGGCTTCTGGCTCCTGAATCGCCCCATGAGACGGCTCCGCGCGACGCTTCCCACATCCCAAGGAGGCAGCATGCGCCAGCGATATAACCGACCTCAAACCAGCGCCCAGATCCGCGCCGTAGCCGACCGCGAGAAGCTCAGCGAATCCCGGCCCTGCCTCAAGCACAGCGTCTACTACCAGACCCACCGCCGCATAGGCGCACGGATCGTGAAGACGGCTGGGTGCGAGAAGTGCCAGGAGGAACGTCTAGCCGAGTGGCGAGCCCGCGAGGCGACCGACGCTGCGCCCCTATGACCGGTCGTCGCTACCCTTCGGCTTCCGTGGTGGAAGCTCGCCTTCATGGGGCATCCGAACCCTTTTCGGAGCCGGGTAGCTAATTGTCCGATTTGCGGCCCATCGTTCTATCCACCGCTTTGCCTGCGGCTCAGACGCGGCAACAACCTCGATCGCGTTCTCTCGGTTCCCATCGGGAAACACGCTAACCCGCCAGCCAGTGTCGTCCGCTCTCGGGCGGACCATGGCAAACGTCTGGCCCTGATCGGTGGCGGCATAGCGCTGAGGGAGAAGCCTACCCATGGATTCTTCACGGGGAAGCCAGATCACGTTGGTCATAGCGAAACAGAGTAGCCGGCGACCGTCTCATAGACTGATGGGCTGGACGACGTCCCTATCTTTGTTCGACGGAGTTCCGACTGCCTTCTTCACTGGGTAGTAGACCAACGCGGCCTCTGGTACCACCGTCAATACGGAGGCTGCCGCATCGGGCGTTCCCTCTACCCAAACGGCCCACAGGTCTGGCGGAAGGATGACCGGCTGTCGATCGTGGATATCGCTGGAGACCTTTCCGGGCTCGCCAGTGATGATGGTGTAGGTGTGGGTCCATTCCTCGTCCTGCGAGGCACGCCAGCCCTCCCACAAGCCGGCGAACATCAGGAGGTGACCGGCAGGGTCGTGGATGAAATACGGCTGCTTGTTGGGCGACTCGCCCTTCCATTCGAAGTAGCCGCTCGCCGGCACCAGGCAGCGGCGTTTCTGGAAAGCCGCGGCATAGGCCTTCGTGGTCCCGGCAAGCAGGCCCTCAGCCCTCGCGTTAATCATGCGCGCGCCGATTTTCGGGTCCTTGGCCCAGCGCGGAACCAGTCCCCATCGAAAGGCCTTTGCCTCGTAACCTTTTTCGCCGTGAGATACCACCAGCGCCTTCTGGGTCGGGGCAATATTGAACTGGTCGTCCCGCTGGTTTATCTCGCTGACGATATCCAGCTCAAGCTGGTCCAACACGTCCTTAGCCTCACGGCTAAGGGATACGGGTCCGAAGGTGGCGTAGCGTCCGCACATGCTGAAAGCATACCGCGCCGCCGTGAAGGCGACGCGGTCGACCAGCTAGGGAACGAAGAAAGACCTGGAGGTCACCCCAGAAGGTTGTGACACCGCGAGAGTGGAGCGCACCCCATCGCGTACGGCGACTATCTCCCAGTCTTGGAACCACATGTGCTCGTATGGCGATCCATCGATAGCATTTGGCCGGCATGTCTGGATGTCGAAAAGCATTCGCTCCCATTCGGCCTGCGGGAAGGGGCGAACGAACGCCGCAAGAGATAACGCTCCACCCACCGAAAGGACGAGGTAGCCGGCGCCCCATTTGGGGTCTTGATCGTATTTCACGGGGTCCCCGAGCGAAACCTCGAACTCGATGCCTTTCAGGCCCATAAGCATCGATGATTCCAAGTCAGGCACCTCGACGAACGGAGCCTCACCCACCATGGGTATGAATCGATCACCGGCAGGCGTATGGACAACCATCAGTTGGTTGCCCGGCGCGAAGTAATACCCCGGCTTTGCATCTTTGGTGCGCACCAGTTCGAGATTCGCTGGTGCCATTGGTCCAAATGCCATGAAATTCTCCTGTCTCCCCCGAGAGGTCGACATCGTATCGCACCCTTCGGACCGATGATCCCAGCCATTTGGCGGACTACTTTCAGCCGCAAACCGACCAACTCGCCCACTGATCGTGCAACGCCATGTTTCATGGACTGATTTTCGGTGGACGAATCGGCCTAGTTGGCAGCAAATCCTCCCACCTCGGCACGGATCCGCGGCGCCAGCTTCCGGTTGAGCTGGATGCCGTTCTCGGCTTGCGCGGACTGATGAGCCCGCCGACGCAGCGACGCCTGCAGGTTGCCCATCCCGATCGAGATCTCAGGGTACTTCTTGTTGAACGTGCGGATCTTCGCCAGCGCCTCCGATCGCGACCCGCTGTCGCCGCTATTGGTTGCCATGGCGAAGGCGTTCATCAGGGACTGCCGGCGATCCTGGACGCCCTGCTGATAGTTCATCATCGCGCTGTTGACCCGCTGTTGCTCGGCGATTTTGGTCGGCTGGAACCCGATCGCCTGAATAAGTTTTTCCGGGCCGCTGACGTCCGACACGATCGGGTCGCCACGCAGATTGTTTACGCCTTCCTTGGCGAAACGCACCGACTTCATCGCGTTCTTGATGAAGGTCGGCATCATGGTTTCGACGCCGCGCTCGGTGTGGCCCTGGCTGACCATGTTCGAGCCGACGAATAGGTTCTTCGTCAGTCCGCCGATCGGCCCTGCCATCGATTCCAGGAACTGGTCATACGCGGGACCGCCAACGAGCTGCTTATCGGGCTCGCGAAACCACAGGTCACTGGTACCGACGCGGCCCGAAATGTTCGCGCCGAGCTGGTCGACAACACCGTCGGCGATCACCGAAGCGGCGCGCGCCCCGAGGTGATCACTCAGCCAGGCGCGGAACTCGGTGTTGAAGTCCCATGGCGTGTCGTCGTCACCGGTGGCGGCGTGGTACGCGTTCGCGCCAGCGGACAGCAGATTGTTGATCGGTGTACCCATGATGCCGGCGAAGAGAGTGGTCATGCCGAGCACGCCCGTCAGCGTGCGGCGGGCCACGCGGCGCACCTCTGGCGTCTCGCCGCGGAGGGACTGTTCGAGGTTCCGATACAGCACCCAGCTCATGCCCAGGGCGTAGTTCTTGAACTGGAAAAGCACCTTCTGGGCGTTCCCCTGCATGAATCGCGCGCGGTTCGCGTTCGAGTAGTCGAAGTGTGTGCCGTTCACGATCTCATCGGCGTACTTGATCGCCTCGTTGAAGCTCTTCCCATCCTTCGTGGCCAGGCGGAACGCTGCGATGCCGGCGGACTCGCGGTTGATTACCTCGGCCTTCTGGAACATGTAGCCCATAGCCGTCATCACCTTGGCGTAGGCCGGATTCATCTTGAGCGCGTCGCCCTCGGCGATGCCGCCGAGGCTATGGGTCGCGGTACGAGCGAACGTGCCGTTTGCTTCGAGCGTATCGAACGCCCGACGCTCGTCGTCCGTGGCGAGTACCTGGCGGATGTTCCCGAAGGTCCGCATGGCATCGCGCGTGGCGGATCCCATCTCCCTCATGGCTGCTGGCCACCCGTGGCGCGCGCCAAGAACCGGGAGCGTCACCATAGCGCCCTGTGAGAGGTTGACAAGGGCCGACGCCGGCGACGCACTCAGGTAGTACGTGAAGCCGACCGAGTTGATCATCGTCGCGAGCTTCGAGTTGGTCGGGTTCATGATCCATTGGTGGCGCTTGGCCAACTCCCCGACCAGGGCGTCGGCGTGCGCGGCCTGGCCAACACCCATCAGCGGCCGATTACCTTCCACCGTCGCCCGCATGTGCTCCATGGAGTCCTCCAACTGGTACCCGTAGCGGGCGCGGGCGATCTGATGGGCGCCGTGGAGGACGTTGCTGGCGAAGATCCGCGGCACATTGTCGGTGTAGCCGGCCACGTTGCTGCGATGGATCCCGCTCTTGCGCAGGGATAGTTCAGGAAGCGTGCGCAGGAACATCTGGTGGATGTCATCGAGGACTTTATCCGGCGCGCCGCCCTGCCGCAGCATGCCCGTCAGCTGGCCCATGAAAGTGCCGGTGACCGGTTTCTGGGTCTCGTAGTCCTTGTTCTGCCTCCCGGTCGCTTCGATCGTGTGGCCAGCTGCCTGCAGTTGCTTCTCAGCACGCTGTGCGGCGTACGCATCCTCGTACTTCGTGAAGTGGTACTCGCCGCCTTCCCCGTCCTCGCCAGGCAGCCGCGAGGCGATCCAGTAGTCCCCGAAGCGCGCCAGCGGGAAGTACACGCCCCCGACCTTGTTGTCGGCGAAGTTGGTGCGGACCATTTCAGCGGCGGCGCGCTTGTTCTGTTCGGGGATATCCAGAGCCTGGATGCGCGCCAGCGTAGCCTCCTCAAGGCGTTCCGACGTCTCGCGATAGTGGTCGCGCATCATGGTGAACATCTCTTTCGCCTGGGGCGACAGCGCGTTCCACTTGGCGACCTGTTCCGGGTACTTCAGCTCGCGTGCCTTCTCGCGCGCCGGTAGCTTTCGGAGATCCTTGATCTGGTCGAGCAGTGCCGTCTTATCGTCGCCGGCGCGGCCGCGCATCTGTTCCTGCAGGGTCTTGATCCGCTGCTTGCGAAGATCCTCGGTCCACGGCGTCTGCTCGCCGCGGTCGTCCCGCATGAGCAGCCGCTCGTAGTCACTAGTCGGGTCGACGGTGACCTGGGTGACTTCGTGCATGAATTTGAACAGGCCCTTGGCTTCCTCCGTGAGCTTGCCTGCCCAGCCAGCCGGGCCATGCTCGAACGACCACTTGTTCAGGCGATCGGCCTTGGCAGAACCCTCCATCGTCATGGTGTTGCGGTCTGCGTCCATGCGCTGGAAAGTGTCGGCGTAGAAATCAGCATGCCGCTTGAGCACCTTCGTGTCGCTGGCCAGCTCGAGCACATGGCGCAACTGCAGCGCACCCAGAAGGTGCGGCTCTGCGTCCAGAAGCTTGCCCTTCGCCCATTCCTTCGCACGCTGGAACGCGCCGTCGTCGAGCTTGGGCATGACCTCGTTCATCGACTCGATCGATTCGGAGGCCTTACTGAAGGGTTTGCGGGTGGTACCTGGCTCTTCGCGTTCGCCGCGGTCGTCCAGGGAGAAGTCGCTGCGCGGTTTCGGCGGCGCTTCCTTTACGGGGCCGGCTTCGTCCCGCCCGCCGGTCCCAGGTGCTTGAGCTCCGGATCGATCGCCAGCTGCTCCCTCGCCCACTTCGCCGAGGCCTGGGATTCGGTGCGCAATGACTCTATCTCGGAGGGCGTCAGGCGAGAGCCTGCCTCTGTCATAGGTGAGGATGGTTCGTGCTTCGGATTCGGTGAGGCCGTCGAAGCCATGGCCGAATTGCCGACGCCACCAACCTTCGATGCGGCCGAAGCGGTCACGTACGTTGCCGAGTGTGGTGGGATCTAGGGCGAGCTTGCGCGAGTAATCCTTGCCGGTCAAGGACGTCGCCAGCACCACGTGGCCGCCTTCACGCTCGATGTGGGTCTTCAGCTGCGCCAGGGTGCCGCCTTGGGTAAGGGTGTCGTCCAGCAGGACGTAGTCCTTCCCGGCCGTCACCTTGCCCTCGAACGTCGGCTGGTTGGCCAGCCGGTGCATGGCATCGCCGGCGCCGCGCCCGACCTTCTCCGCTTGGATCATGCCGTGGTCGACCTCGAGGCCCAGCCGCTTAGCCAAGACCTCTGCCGCCATGACCGGGATTCGGTTGTTTCCGGTCGCTTCCCTGGCCACCACCGGCACGATCGTGGGTTCGCTCCCTTCAGGGATCGCGGCCTTCACGCGATCGGCAAAGTCCTTCGTCACAGTGTCGCGCGCGAGCCGGAGCGCTGCCGCATCGTCGCCCGCCTTGGCAGCCGCGTAGTCCGGGTGCTCGCGGACGGTACCGAGCTTGTGACCGAGTACAACGTCGGGGAAGCCCTCGGGCCAGCCGTCGCGGGAGAACGACATCGTCGACTGGCGCTCAACGCGTTCCTCGTACGATTCCCCACGCTCCAGGTACTCGCTCGAGCGCACCAGCAGCTGGCGAAGCTCCGCGGGGAGCAACTTGAGGTTCGGCATGATCCGGCGAAGGAACGCCTGCACTGCACTGACCGCGCGATCGAGCAGCCCGTTGCGCACCCCACGCTCTGCCATGACCGCAATCGTCTCGCGAGCGAACGTGGTGTTGTCGACGTCCCCGTATCGCCGGCGAACCTCGCCCAGGATGCCCTGCATCTGCTTGCCGCCGGCGCCATCCTTTTCGAGTCGTAGCACGGAGGCCTCGATCTTCTTCCAGGCGTCGGCGCCGAGTTCGCGATTCACCACGCGATCGACACCGAAGTGGCCGACCGCTTCGTGCGCGAGCGTACGTGAGAGCCTCGCGTGGCCCGCGGCATCGTCCCTATGAGCGCTGGCCACCAGCCAGATGGTCTTGCCGTCATGAAACCCACTGGCCCACTTGTAGCTCGGGTCCGGTTTTCCGGTGATCGGGTCGACCTTGGCCGAATAAGGCAGTTGCTCCGGCGTGGCCACCACTTCGACGTGGGGAATGTCGTCGCCATGCCACGCCTTCGTCGCTTCCCTGGCCACCTCAGTCATGCGCTCGGCGTGTTCGTTCTGCGTCGGCGTGGCCGCATCGCCTTCCGAACGTGACCCAGCACCGTCCCGGAAGCGAACAATCTGCTCGCTGCGAGGCACATCCTGCGTCTCGGTTGGAGGGGTGCTCCTGCGGTCCTCCGCAGTCATGTCCACGCGCCGCTGCGTGTCACGGGCTTCGACCTCACCGGCCAGGCGCCGATACTGCTCAGTGGCCACGCTCCGCACGCTCTCCTCGGACTGCAGGCGCGATCCGCTCAGCTCGTCATTTACCCTTTGCCGCTCCACCTCCAAGCTACGAACGCGCGCGGCGTCGTCGGCCTCGCGCGCGTTCTTCTGCATCTGTTCGATGGTCTGCTTGCGCAAAAGCAGGGCCTTTCGCTGGCGCTGTAAGGGCTCTGCAAACTCGGCCGAGCTGCCACCGCGGGCGAACCCTTCCTTCTCCTGGACGGCGTGCTGGATCTCATGAAGGAGCACGGACTTGAACGAACGATTGCCCGTCCTCGGGTAGTCCGCCGGCGGACGCATCGTTACCTGGTTCCGGTTCGGGTCGTAGGATCCCCAGTGCCCCATCTCGCCGTTGATCTTCAGCGGCACGCTGGCCAGCTCCGGATACGCTTTGAAGAGGTCAGGGTGATCGAGTACATCACCCACTGTCGCAACTGTCGCTTTTGCGGCTGCAGCGGAGCTGGCGCGACTCGCCTCTGTCGCAGCGGTATTTCCTTCCTCGTCGCCAGCGGCACGCGCGGCGAGCGCACGATCGCTGTGCTCGATCGCGCTGCGAAAGTGTGTTGCCGCGTCCACGGCTTCCGGTTTCACCGTCGCTTTGCTGTCGTCGATCTCAAAACGCCATTTCCCGTCGGCACCCCTGTGCCAGCCTGTCTCGGTATGCGTGTCCTCCACCGACCCAACGCGATGCCCAAAGCGATCGGGATCGGTACCGAAGCCCTCGCGCTCTCTGTCCCGGGCGCGATCCAGCGCCTCGAGGTCGGCCGTTCGGGCTGACTCGCCGGCAAAGCTGAAATCGTGCACCGGGGCGTTCGCGCTCGCCCTGCCTGCAGGCGCCCCTTTCGCGGGCAGCTCAGGCTTGCCCAAGACAGCGCGAAGATCGCGCGACGTTGGCGCAGTGGAGTGTGTCCGCTGCTCGCCTTGGCGTGCTGGCAGGTCGGAACCGTCGTCCCGTACGGAGTGCACGGTGACGTTCCATCGTCCATCGTTCCAGTTGAAGGCGTCGATCTTCTGCTTGCCGGCGTACCCGGGCCGAACTTCACCGGGCTTGAAGTAAGCCTCCAAGGTCTCCCTAGCGTGCGGCACATATTCCAGCTTCCCGCCGGCGACGCGTACGCGAGCACCGTTAGTGGCAATGCCGCCGCGGCGTGCTGCGGGCGTCGGCGACGTCGCTGCAGCTGGTGCCGTCGCGGCTGTGGGCTTGACCGTCGTCGCCGGCGTTACCGGAGCATCCACCGCCGGGCTCTTCGTATCGCCGGACTTCAACCAGTCCTTGAACTGGTCCATGGTGAAGTCCCGCACCGGACCGACGTTCCACCCCTTGTCGAAGTTGCTCCGGTAGGCGGCAAGGGCATCGCGCTTGCTGGCGAAGCCCATCATCGCCTTGTGTTCATCGAACTTCCCCGTGTCCTGGTGGATCTGGTCGACAACGAACACGCGACGCGCTTCAGGCTTCGGCCCAACGTACACGTCGACGTGATCACCATCTGCGCCAACGGTGCCGCGCACGTAGCCATAGTGGTCGCTCATTGCGTGGGACCACGGCTTTCCGCCGGCGTCGACGCCGCTGCGAACGGATCCGCGCGGATTCTCGATGCTGACGTCCAGGCCGTGGATCTGCACGTGACCCATCTTGTAGTTGCCGGCTTCCTTCTGCGCCTGCGTCGGCTCGGGGCGGTCGTTATGCGGAGAGGTGGCCGCCTCGGCAGCGGCGACATCGACCGGGTGCGCCGGTGCCGCTTCGGCTTGCGCAGCGACTGCCTCGGCCGTCGGGGCCTTTGCGGGCTCCGGCGCCGTGGCGTTGCGCTCGTTGCGCGCCGTCGCATCCTTGGCTGCAACACGGGCCGATGCGATCGCCTCCTGTGCGTAGGGGAGAATGCCCGCGGGCAGCGGAACCTTCTCGCCCTCTGCGTTGACCAGGCGATGCTGCAGCTTGTCGCCCATGCGTTGGCTTTCGACCTGGTCGAATCCGGCGGCCACACGGCCATCGACGAAGCGCTTCGCGTTCACCTCGCCGTCGGCGGTCTTCACGCGCAAGCTGTCGGCCCGCTTGGCCGCCGGCGTCGGTTCGGGCAAGACCGCACGCGTGCCCGCGGTGTCAGCCTGCTCGATAGGCGTAGCAGCTGCGCGCGACGATGTCTCTGGAACGCGATCAGGGCCTTTTGTTCCGCTTTCAACCGGTTTTGTTCCGCTTTGTGCCGGTTCTGTTCCAGTTTCTGGCGAATTTTCCCCATCGACGCCGGCATTCGCTGCATCGATCGGTGAGCCACCATCCGGTGCCACCGGCTGCTCCGATCCACCCGCTTCAGCCGGGGGAGCGGCACCTGCGTCAACGGTATCGGCCGTTCCGTCAACGGGTTTCGGGCTTTCGTCAACGCTATCGGCCGATTTGTCATCGCCGACGACCGGCGTCTCTTCTGCAGAAGCGGCGGCTGGTTCGCCGCCAAGCGCTGCGTTCAGACGATCGCGGGATGCGTCGAGGCCGGCATTCATGTTGCGCTCGACATCGTCGAACGTCCGAGCAGGCTCATCGCCGGCTTCCTGCGATGCACGCGCACGAGCGTCCATTTCCGCGTCGAGTGAAGCGTCAGCCGGCGCGGCTTGGTCACGACCGGCTCCGGCCGCGATGTCGTCTTGTACCGGTGCTGCGTCAGCCTCTGGGGCCGGGGCCGGCGAACGCTCGCGCTTGGCAATCGCATCGAGTGCACTGAGTTCGGCGGGACGCCGCGCCCGCTTCACGTCATTCGCCGATACGCCCCACGCATCCGCAAGAGCGCCAGAGTTAATGCGGAGAATGCCCGATGCGTCGTACTGGGCCTGCATTTGCTGAGCGATGGCGCCGACCAGGTCGTCCTTGGTGGGCACACCGACTTCGCCCGTATCCGGATTAACCCATGAGGGCGTAATTGGATCGACCGGGCGGCGATCGGCGGTACCGGCATCCGCGGCCTGCGCCTGCCGCCCCGCTTGCGCCGCAGGCGCCGGTGCGGCCGCCGGCGGCTGCGCGCTATTGGGGTCTGGGATCCCAGCTGCGGCGACCGGTGGAGCTTCACCGTTTCTTGCGGCCTGCGCGCGCTGGATGTCGGGAGTGAGACCGTAGTCGGCGCGGGCCTGTGCCACCTGACGAGCTCGCTCCATGTCCGCGGTGTTAGCGACGCGGCCGTCGCTGTCGACGGGGAATACTGGCGCAGGAAGAGCGAGGCGCACAGCGGGGTCGCGCACGAGCGTGGCCGCTTCGCTGAGACTTCCCGGCGCGGGTCGGTGGAGACCACCCAACCCGCCGAAGATAGCACCGGGCAGCGCGCCGGCGCCGAACGTAGCGAGTGAATCCTCCAACGGATCCCGGGTCTCACCGGTGGCGCTGTTGGCTGCTGCCGTCTGAGCTGCCGTCTGCCCAACTGCGATCGCACCCTGGACAGGCGCCTCGATCGCAGCGCCGGCACCAGCGCGGCGCAGCGCACTCTCGCCGACGACCTTCGCCAGCGTGCCCTGTGCTTCGTGGAGCAGCGGCGCCGTCGTGATGGCGCCGGCGGCAGTGGCCACCGGCAGCGTCGTCGCGAACACCCGGGCGCGCACCTGGTCAGCGAGTGCGGTACGCGCATCCTCGGGCTTCATGCCGCGCGCGATCATGGAACTGTATGCGGGGAGCTTCTGCAGGTCAGCATCCGACATCTGCTGGACACGCTGTGACTCACCCTGGGCTGCGTCCTCGGCACCCTGGACGCCACCGGTGGCCGCGCCAGCTGCAACTGACGCGCGGCCGCTGCGAGTTAGAGCCGCCTGGGCGACTTGCTGTGCTTCCGGCGCCAGCTCGGCGATCTTCCCTGCCCGGACAGCGGCGAGAATCTCGGCGGTCATGCCCGGGGCGCGCGAGAGCGCCTTCGCGGCCGTTGCTTCGCTCCCGAGCACCATCGGAGCCAGGTTACCGACGAGATCCGCGCCCTTGAGCGTCCAGTTCATGGGCGACGATGCGCCCTCGCCCAGACTCCAGCTCTTCGGATCGAGCAGCTTGCCCTGGACCAGCGGCGCCTCCTGCACGGCCTTGGCCTTATCGCTCTCGGTACCCTTGATCCAGTCGCCGACCTTCTCGATGGGCGAACCGATGAAGTCACCGATCATCGTGCCCGGGCGCTTAATCCATTGCGGCTCGTCATCGCTCATGACCTGCCGCGAAATGATCCCCGTTGGATTCAACGTGTCCGATGCTTCACCGAGGCCGCGCACCGTCGCCCCAATGCCGTGCACGACGCCACCGACGAGCGCCTTCGGGATATCTAGAAGGCCATAGCCGTCGTCCTTCGGCGCAGGCTTCGGAGCATCCGCCGCCGGCGCGTCGTAGGAGAAGCCGGCTGGCGCTGCCGGGCGCGTGAGTACGTTCCCGCCGGTCGGTACTGACGCAGCCATCGGCGCCTGCGTCGGCCGCGCCAATGTCGGCGCCAATGTCGGCGCCGGTGCCGGCACGGGATTGCTCGGCACAGCCGCGGCAGCTGGTGCCGGGTCGTCGTCATGCTGGTAGTCGAAGCCCGGCGGCGGCGCCGGGCGTGCAGCGTTCAGTCCATCCATTACAGCGCCCTCCACGATCCATTGAGAAAGACCATCTGCTCGCCAGACTTCTGGTTGGTTACGAGCGGCAGGCCGATCGCGCGTGCCTGCTGGCCACGCCAGTCAGCGATCTGTTTCGGCGAGACCTGGGTGCGGTCGGCTTCCGGCAGCAACGCCTGCGCCTTCGTGTGCTCTTCCATCTGCGTCTGGACGCCCTTGGTGAGCTGGTCGAGCACATCGTTCTCGCGACGCGTGCCCGAGTCGTCCTTGGTGACGGCCGCACGTGCCACGGATCCGTCGGGGAGCCGCGTGGGCGTGGCCACGCCGTTCGGCCCGATCTGTGCGATCGTGCCGTCGGACAAAGTGGTTTGCGGCAGCTGTCGGGTAAGCAGCGATCGCGCGGCCTCGAGCGCACTCTGCTGCAGGCCATACTGCCCGCGTAAATTTTCGACAGCGAGCGCGCTGCCGCGCTGGGCCGCACCATTGGCCGCCTCATTGTCGCCAGCCACGGCCTGTTCGCCGGCGCGGAGACTCCCAGCCAGCTGCGCACCGAGAGCACCAGCTGCTGCACGGCGGAGGCGCGGCGTGCCGGCGTACTGGGCATCCATCCCCAGGTTGTTGGCGACGGTTCCGGCCGCACTCCGCCAGTCACCGCTGGCGATCGCATCGCGGTCAGACGCGGCGAACTGTGCGGCGGAGGGTCGGCTCCCCGTGATCGGGACGGCCGTAGGCTGGCGCAACGCGGCGGCCTGTTCCGACGAGGGCGTGTAGCCGAGCACATCGCTGGCGAGTGGAGCCTTGGGTGCGGGAGCCGTCTGCAGGCGCGCGCCGAGATTCTTGATGGTCTCGTCTGTCATCGTCCGCGGAATGCTTCCAGCAACGCCAGGAATGCCGCTGCTGCCGTCGCTGAAGGTCGGGACACCGTTGACCATGGCGCCGTACGGCAAATGACGGCCGTCGGCGGTCGTCACACCACCGTACACATCACTCGGGAGATCACCCTTCGATGTTCCGAGGCCCGAGCTCTGCACGCCGGCGAGCGATGGCCGCTGCAGTGCCGCGCTCGGCGAGCTCGCAGCGCTCGGATCAAGCGGGCTGGTCGCTGGCGCAGTCGTGTCGACGCCGCCCGTCACTCCGGCAAACGACGCGCCAGCGCTGGGATTCCCGCCAGGCGCAGAGCCAGCTCCAGGAAATGGCCTGGACAACGGTGCCGCGGTTACACCCGGTAGCGGGTTGCCTGCGTTCGGCGATTCGGGATTGCCGGCGATACCGTTGTAGACATCGCGGGCGATCGGTGCCGCGTACCGCACAGGCGCAGTGAGCGTATTAACGACGCCGGTACCGACGTCGCGCCCCGCGTTGACCAGGTCGACGCCGCCATTGATTACGCTGCGGCCTTCGCCACCGATCGCACGGCCGACGCGCGTACCGATCGCGGCGTCGGGCGGAAGCGTGGGGTCGGGCTTGCTGGCAAGCGCGGCAATGGAGCGCGCATCAGATGCCTGCGCTCCGCCGAACACCAAGGGCGTTCGCGTGAGGGCGGGTGCCGAAGGAGCTGCCGGAGTAGGCACGCTGGAGCCAGCGGTGACGTCGTCGTCGGTAATCGGGCTGGGACGGCGGAGAAGCGAGGTCGTGGCCATGGCGGGTTCCCGGATTAGGAGGAAGAGGAATCGTCGTCGTTGCTGTTGAGCGAATTGCTGACGCTGTAGCTGTTGCTGGCGCTGAGGCTGGCGCTGCCGCTCCCGGAGATCGAGGCAGCGACATGCGTCGCGCTCATGGCACCGGCCGCAAGCTGGCTGGCCATACCGCCGGCCGCTTGAATCGCACCCAGAAGGATCCGGGCCTGCTCCATCATTCGCTGCATGCGTGAGTCGAACTGCCGCGAGAGCACCTCGAAGTACGCCACGTTGTTCCGGGCATTGGCCTCGGTCGCACGCACGGCCACCTCACCCTTTTGCGCTTCGAAGTTCGCTTGCGCCGAGTAACGACCTGTATCTGCGGCGAAGGTCGACACTGCGGCCTGCAGCTGGAAGACGCCTGCCTGTACCTGCTCCCGTTCGGCCTGCACGAGGCCAAGGAACTTCGTCGTCCCCGTCTCGATGGCACGAAGGCGCGCCTGGACCACCTGAATCTTCACGTTGTTGCCGGTCTCGTAGGCCTGCACCGTGGATGCGAACGCGCGGGCTTCCGCCTCGAGGATGTTGGCCTTAGACGACTCGCCGGCCACCTGGGTGGCGTAGGCATCGAAGCGGGTCTTCTCGGCGGTGATCTTCTCGGACCATGCCTGGACGTCGACGCGGTACATGTCGATCTTTCCGCGCTCGAGGTCCGCCGCAACCCGGACGGCGTCGACCTTCGCCTTGAAGATTTCGACGGTGGTACTGAGTGCCTGCAGGCGCGCGGTGTAGATCCGCACGGTCGCCTCGTTCACGCCAGTCTTAAGCTGCTCCGCCTCGATCTCCGCCTTGAAGATTTCCAGCTTCGACAGCTCCGCCTGGACCTTTGTCTGGAACACCCGGACCAACGTGTCGACCGACTGCATCTGCGCGTTGAAGGCGGAAACGCGGAGGTTGTAGCGATCGAACTCAACCTGCACACGCTGCCGCGCTAGCTCGAAGCTTCGGCGTGCCATGTTGTCGAACTGATTGATCAGTACCGTCTCCAGGGCGATGCCTTGCTGCACGGCCTGTCGAAGGTTCTCGATTTGCCACTCGGCCGCCTTGGTGAAGACATCGCGGCTAAGCGAATTCACCGCCAGTTGGTTCGCCTCTCGTACGGCGTTGACCTGCGCCACGAGCATGCCGGGGGGCATTGAGAAGCCGCGGCCGGCGTAATCGTCGAATGCATCCTGCGTCGCCTTGTGCGCGGTCATGTCCTCGCGCTCACGCGCGGCACCGAATAGCGCGTTCTGCACGATGGTGGGCATGGCGAAGTCGCCTGCCAGCATGGCGCGCACCGTCGTGGCCACGTCGTTGAGGACGGTGGGGCTGTATGTCGGCTCCGCCCAGTCCAGCCCGAGAGCCGGTACGGGATCATCGAACGTCGGTACGACGGCGTCGAACGTCGGCAATGTGATCGTGGGCCGGTCGGGAATGTCGATCGTCAGCAGTTGGTCAACCGCCGGCATCGTCGTGTCCGGCGCGTCCGGCAGCACGACCGCGGCGATGTCCGGCCGCTCAGGCGCGCCCGAATAGTCGATCGGCGCGGGCGCATCTGGGATGTTGATCGAGATGATGCTCGGATCCCACGTCGGGGGCGGATCCGTGCCGATCCCATCGATGAGGGACTGGAAGTCCTCGAACGCCGGCGCGATGAAGTCCGGAACCCGACCGAAGAGCTGGGCACTGGGTAACGTGACGTCACCGATATCGCCGCCCGTGACAACCAGGGGCTTGAGGTCAGGCGGGGTTCCCTCCTGCGGCATCTGCACGTTCGCGAGCTTCGTCAGCTCTTCGTACGTCGTGTTCAGGGCAGTGTCCGCACGCGCGTTCATCTGCGCGACCTGGTCCTGGACGATGCTGTACGGCCGGTCGTAGACGTCCGGCGGGATGCTGACGATGGGGATGAGAACTGGGTCGGCCATTACACTCTCCGGGAACCTTGGTCGATGGCCCACAAGAGGCTGCCCGCCGTGCGGAAGTCAGCGCCCTCCAGGTTGAAGATCTCGAACTGCCACATGAGCGACTTCACGCCGCGGCCGTACTTCACGCGCATCGGGCCGAGCTCGTCGTTGCGACGATCCTCGAACGTGTACGTATGGGCATGCCGCTGGCCACCAGCGGTATCGAACACGCGGGCGCCCATGAGGCCATCGGTTTTCATGGCACCGTAGAGGTAGCCGCCGCGGCGCAAGCTGGCCTCTGGCCCACCAGACCGCTGGTCGGTGATGAGTGAGGCGTCGATCGCGACGCCAGCGTCGTCCGCACCGTCGATGGCGTAGAGACCCGCGGGACCGGCCCCGTAAAGGCTTCCATCAATCGCCGCCAGCGAGTTGAGGTCGAAGCCGCTGTATCGGCTCCCTGCCCAGGTGTCGGTGTTAGCCGTCCACGCGCCGCCGGTGGCCGGGAGGGACGCGAGATCTTCGATGACGAGCTCGTCGCGGACGATGACGACGCTGTGCAGTGCCACGGCAGCCGAATCACGGACGCGCAGGACGTCGGCGACGAGGACCTCCTTGCTACCTTCCAGGATCGGCCCGTCCGAAACCGTCAGCACGTCGCCCACGGTGAACGAACGCCCGAAGGTGTACCCGTCCCCGGCGCGAAGTCCATCGTGAACCGCGAGTGCGACAGCGACGGTTGCGCGGCCCCTCACGGTCAACGCATCGCGCGCAGCGAGGGCGATATGGACCTGCGGTTGTGCGGCGCTGGTCACGCGCAGCCAGTCAGCAGCGACCATACCAAGAACGACCGTCGCGGCATCCGACACGACGAGCGTGTCCACGACCGTCTCGTTGAAACCCATGGACGCCCGATCGCGGACAACCAGGGCGTCGGCGGCCGCGGCGCGCATGGTCAACTTAACGTCTGCTGCAGCTGCCACTCGCAACGCTTCGGCCGCGCCGATCGTCACCTGGAAGGTGGCGCCATCGCTCACCCGGAGGGTGTCCCCCACGGACATCGCGCGATTGAACACGAAGCCATCAGAGGCCTGAAGATGATCGGCTGCGACGATGGAGAAGCCGAGGGACGCCCCATCGCTGACGTGCAGCTGGTCCTCGATCATGATGCATTGGTCAGCCATTGATCACCCCGATGTAGGTGAGGAAGCCGGTTTCCATTCCGGACCATTGCGGACCACCGACGATCGCCAGCCCACCGTTGAGGTTCGTGCTGTATCGAGCCACGGCACTCGTGCCACAGGCATTTGCGGTGCTCTCGATGTACTGATTGGAGCTCTCACCGTCGCCGCTATCCGGCGATGGAATGCCCCACTCGCCAAACGTGAGGCTGTCCACAGCGGCGGTGCGCACCGCGCCGAAGCCATTCGAGCTGATGAGGTAGACGTCGTAGTGCCCAGTCGGACCGGTCTGCTCGTTGACTGGCGCCGGCAGCGGCGGAGGTGGTATCGAGTAGAGCTTCGCGTCGATGTTGTCGCCGCCGAAGGCCCACGGCCCGGAGTCGGCGATGTCACGGCACGGCCCGGAGCTGTCGTACAGAGGTGAGCTGGGATCCGCGGTGCGGTACTCGTTAGGCCCGTACCCGTTGACGTCTTGCAGATGCAGCGGACGCCACGGGTCATTAGGCTCACCGGAGCCCACATATGTCCCGTAGTAGCCGGGGAAATTGCGCTTGTAAGTGCAGTACCACGGGTCAGTCAGTTCCTGATACGCGGCGGATACTGTATGCGTGGTGGCCTGGCTCGATCGCTGCACGGCGTAGTACACGGCCTCGCGGTCGTAGAACGGCACCGCGATACCGGTACCGATACCCGGTGACGTGACCGTTCGAATATCTGTGGTGAGTCGAAACCGCTTCACCCGGGATGCAGATCCCCGCGATGGATTCACGATGTCGTCGTTCGGCGAGATCCTGCAGTACCCAAGGTCAATGCCACGGATTGACGCGTCGAGGGTGGATCCGGCCAACTCGGCGCGATCGTCCAGGTCGTTGGTGTAGAACATCGGCGGGACCGCGACCGAGCCACCATCCGCGTGCTGCGACCACTGGCCGATGTACATGCACGCCTCGAAGTTATCCGTCGAACCGCCGGGAATCGACCCAGAGTCACGGAAGAACTTCACCCACTTGAGCTCGTCGCCGGCGAAGAAGACATGTACCGTCGTGTCACAGCGCTTCGGCTCGGCGGCCGTCTCGCTTGCCGGCTTCATGCTGTGCGCGACCAGGAGACCGAGAGAGGAGTCGGGCCACCGAGCAACGGTACCGGTCTCGAGCTTGGCCCGGGGTGGATACCACAGTGTTCCCTCGCTGACCGAGGACAAATGACCTGATGCTGGCGCCAGCGGATCCAGCGCGAGCCCGTCGACGTACGCCAGCGCGTCAGCGGTACCGTATCGGGCCAGCTCGCCGACAGCGTGCTCGAGCTGGTCCGCTTCGAGGCGCGCAAGCTTCCAGATGGCAGCGTCCCGAATGTCCGTCGAGGGGGACGTGCGGAAGGCCCTGGCCAGCGCGTCCGTCGCGCCAGCCGGCTTCAACTGGCGCACGGCGCCGATGCTGATCGGAACCATGAAGTGGACGCCGCGCTGGACGTCGTCGTCGCCGTAACGCCATGCCGTGTTGTGAGCCTCGTCCCCTCGACGGTTGAATGCCCAGCCCATCGCCTGGCTGTAGGCCGTGTGCGCGTAAAAGGGCTGCAGGTCGTCGTGGGCCACAAGGCGCAGAATCCGCCCTGCCCGGATCCACGCCGGCAGTTGCTCGGCGGGTGGAAAGGCCTCGCCGGTCGGGAACCCGCCGAATTGGTTAAGGAGAGCCAGACCGTCTTCGTCGCCTGCCTTCTCAAGGCGCTGGCGGAATGCCGCCGTCGTGGTCTCTGGGTGAACCTGCAGGGGCATCGCTACGACGCCCTGGGTGATCCCAATTTCGACGAGCCACGGCTGCGCGTCTGCCCCGTAGGTGATGCCGTGGGTGCGGGTGAAGTGCCAGTCGTAGCGGATCTGAAGACCCGTCTTCAGGAGCTGCTTGTCATACGCCGTGAGCGGCTGCAGACGCGGCTGGTCTTTATGCTTCGGCGGCTCGTCATAGATGCTGAACGACCGACCCTTTCGAAGGGTGCTCCGCGCGAAGCCCATGAGCGCCTGCACCAGTGAGCGCATGGTCCCGGAATACATCGTCGGCTTCAGTCGGGTGTACTGGGAGTACACCCGCGTCCCACTCTCTTGCGGGTTAGCCAGATCGCCGGCGAGCACGCTGTATGGCTCAACCGCCAGGCGTCGGACGTCCTGATAATTCGCGGAAAGGCCATACCGCTTCGCACAGCCGACCGTCGGGTGAAAGCTGGCCAGGGTTTTGTAGGCGGCGATCGGCGGATCGGCCGGGACGTCCTGGATAAAGCCGTTCTGTACGGCACCCGACAGAAAATCGGGAATGCCGACCGGCGTGGCGATCTCCTCGAGGAGCGTCTCCTCCCCGTCGCCGACAACGATGTGTACCGCATTGATTCCGCCCGCAAGGCTGACGTATGCATAGGCGCCGTCGTCGAACCGTTCCTGGGCGGATAGCTGGGCCAGATGACCCAGGCGCCGACGTTCCTGCGTCTTACGAAGAAGCGCCAGCGCCGCGGGCACGTACAGCTGCCCGCGGCGCTGATCGCCGGTCACGGAGATACGAGCGACATCGTCGTCCGGCGTCCGCATGTCAGTCGGTCAGGCTGACCTGGTAGCCGAGCGTGATCGTCTCGCCGTTGAACGCAGTGCGCGCGTTGTCGAACTTGGTGGCCGACATTAAGACACCGGCAGTGCTCCCGCGCCCGTTATCGCTCAGCAGGCCGCAGCCGGTGATCGTGACGCTGGCTGCGGTGGCGAACGTGAAGGTCGCCTTGTTCGCATTGCTGTCGACCACGCCGGCGACAGGCGCGCCTGGGACCCACTGCGGGCGCGTCGGGCTGGTGTAGCCCTCGGATGTGCTGACGATTTCGCCCTGCGTCGCAGCGAAGCTGGCTGCGGTCAGGCCTGCCGCCGGAACGGCTGCGCCGTTGGTCAGCGCGAGGTAGAACTTCGGGAGCTTCGCCGCATCGGTTAGCGCGATGGCGAGGATCGTCGCGATGCCCTGGTCGGGGACGAGGTTGTGATCGAGGGTGAACTCGCTTTCGTGCTCGTTGAGGCGATGGAAGTATTCGCCGGCGACGCGAAGAGAGTCGGCGACGATGATCGCGCCACCCGAGATCCTGTACTTGCCGCCCAGGAGGCACTTGGCGAAGTGGAGCCGGTAGCGCTCGATTTCACGAGCGACGCGGCGCGTGGGGACGTGGATGAGCTGAAGTGGGTTGCGCATGAGTGCCTTCCTCGTGAGGATGAAGGGCACTCATGCGCCACGTGACGTAGTACGCCGCACCAGGCGGCGGCTTGTCCGCTACGTGAGTGTAGCGGTGACGCGCCGGGAAAGCGCGCAGATTGAAGCGGTGCCGGAGGCCCCGATCGAGAGGCGATCCCCTTGCGGTTCGATGAGACTTCCGTCGTCGCAGCCAAGGACAAACCCGTTGCCAGCTATCCAGACAGCGACACGTCGACCAGCCTGCTGGTAGGTCGCTGGCAGCTGATTGCCATCGATGTACGCCACGCCGCCCGTGGCCGGTGGAAGCGCGCCCTTGCGCTCAAGTGTCCATTCACCAGGGCGACCGCCTCGAAGGAACTGCACGCCAAGCCGCGTGCCGACGTAAAGGCCGCCCTCGACAGCCGCGACCATGGTGATCCGGTTCGCAAACTGCACGAAGCCATGCCGCGGCGAGTGCAGGCCCGGGTTCATGGGCTGGCTCATGATCAGCGTGCGTCCTTTCGCGACAAGGAGCAGGCCGCGCCACGCGGTGATGAAGCTGCCCCCCGGCAGGCGTGCAAGGAGCTGGGTGGTGGCCTGGCGGCCGAGCTGGCCCTGTCCGATAAGAAACGTCGTCATGCCCAGTGGTACGTCGGCGCAGTGATACAGGACGGCACCGTTTGGCTCGGTGCGGTAGACCCTCGCGATATCCGCATCGGCGATGGCCTCGATCGGGCCGAGGGCAATACCCTGCCCGTCGGCCAAGTTCACCGTGCGAGCAGCTGATAGCGCGCCCTCCTGCCCTTCGCGTACGTAGGCGACGGCCATTGAATAGCGGCCCGCGACCAGGCCACCGATGGCATTGGCCGTGAGGTCCGGGAACGGACCATCGGGAGGCGCCAGGGGCCGCACCTGGTCGCCTACGATCTCAAACACGCCCAGGCGCTGGCTACCGACCGTCCTATCGTCGAGGTCGGCGAAGGAACACGGCTCGTCGGAAGGCAGGTCGCCCAGCGCGGTGGCGCCGGCGGTGGTGAGACGGTAAAGGATCGAGCTCGCGACGCCGAACGTTCCACGCAACCCGGTCCACACGCTATGCAGCCCGGGCAGCGGAACCACGAGCCGCAGGCCTCGACGGCGCTGCGCGTCACCGCTGCGGTCGATGTCGACGTTCAACGCGTCCACCAGCGCTATCGGGCGGCCCTTGTCGTCCGAGCGGACGGACGTCGGGTCCGAGACGTTGTCGATACCGAGAGGCCAGGGACCGATCGCGACGGGCTTCTTCATGTGCTGACCTCGAGCTTGGGTTGACCGAAGACGCCGGCGGCGCCGTCGTGAACTGCAATAGCGCGGTTTCCACACCAGCTGGCCACGAGCGTTGGCCCGCCGATCTCGCCCTCATCGATGGCAGCGGGGGCCACAGGCATTCCCATACGGGGTGAACCAACAGCCCCGACCATGCCCGTTGGGCGCACGAGACTGCCGATGACCGCCCTGCCGTATGCGGCCAGGTCGTCGCCGTACGGCTTCACCTTGCCTGCCTCCCATCGCTGCACGTCCCCGAAGACGCCGTCTTCGAACCCGTCCGGATTGATCCGAGAGACCGGTGCCACCGCGACGCGTCCCATCCCCGGCGGTTCCATTCCAGCTGGCGCGATGCCGTGTCGCCCGAGCGAGGTCCACGGTGTGCCCATCACCGACGTGGAGCCCACGGAAATGTCGGTGATGCGCATCTGCTTAGTGACCCGCATGCGGTCACGGAACGAACCCGGGCTGTCGGCTGCCACTGCCTCAGACTGCCATCCAGCAGGGTCGAGGTAGCGGATGTAATTGCTGATCCATGGATTGCCGAAGCTCGACTGGTCGATCCCGACAAAGGGAAACGGCGCATACGCGTTGCTGATCCAGCTCGACGTGCGTGGCCACACCGGCGCCGCGGGTGGACTGATCAGGAAGGCGTTGAATCCCGACACCAGCAGCTGGCGGTTGAAGAGCTGTACATCCTGCCGCGGCATCGTACTGGCGGCGAGGCCGCCGGGACGAATCGTGCGAGGGCCCAGGTCCTCAGCGTGATTGACCGCGTAGCTGCCAAACACTGACATGTCGAAGCCGTAGAGGCCAACGTCCCCACCGCCGTTCAATGTCGGGAAGCCCAGCTTCTGGAACGTCGATCCCTGGGCACGGATGTAGAGCGGTCGCTGGACCAGGCCCGGCGCGCCGAACGATCCGTGCGACGAGCCAGTGAGCCGGAGTTCGCGATCGCGGTGCGTGACTACGGCACTTCCGAAGACAGGGCGCTCTGGATGGTCGGCACCGTGTACGCCGGCGTCCATCTGCTGACCTTGCTCTTGCCAGTAGCCCGTCGTGTAGGGGTAGCCCTGCGGTGCCCAGATGTAGCGCGGACCAACATCTGCCGCCGGAACGGTCGCGTTGCTCGGCGCATCGATGCCCGCCGGGAACAGGAAGCGCGTGCCGTTGAACGTCGGGATGCCGCACTGGACGCCGGTCGTCTCGTCATAAGGCGGAGTGATGCCCTTCGCAAGGATTCCGTTGTTTACGAACCGCGCTGATCCGAAGATGGACGAGTCGCTGCCTGACGCGTAGAGCACGTTGATCTGAACACCCGGGTGTCCAACCAAGCCCGTGTCGGTGCCCGTGGGAGCCAATATCTGCGGCGACGGCGGATCCGGCGAAACCTTGCGCATCTGGTGAAGCTGCGAGATAGGCAACGGGCCAACGCCGAGCGGCAACACCGTGATTCGACGATCCTTGACGACATGCCGCCCGAAGGTTTCGCCCCCGAACGACTGGAACGCGAAGTGTTCGAACTGGTTGTGGATGGCGGCGGTACCGAACATCGTCGCCGTCCACCCGAAGATCGGCAGTTCCGGCGTGACGTTCTGGACGCGGCCCTCACCGAAGGCATTCGCCGGCGGGAGCGTGGAACTCGGCGCGATGATCGTGAAGTGCTGCTCGAGCGTGGGAACGCCGGCGCCGCCGGCGGCAAAGCCTGGAACCCGGACATACCGGATCCAGTTCTCGACATCGACATTGCCGAACGGCGGTGGCCCGGAGAGCGAGAACGGGCTGATCGTGCGGATGGCGAAGTCGACCATTTGGGTGCCGAACACCGACTGATCTGCACCGACCAGGCGCAGGGTCTGCAGGTTGCTCCAGACCCTTCTGGGCTTGCCCATCGTCCCAGGATCGATCCCGTTCGGAGCCAGCACGCGGGCGCCGTTGTAAACGATCGTGCCCACGACACTCCCCCAGCCGGTCGTCTCAGTGCCGACGAACTGGATCGTCCGAATCGCTGGCGCGACCAAGCTGTTCCCCCACAGCGTGAAGTCGATGAACGCTGGCGTGGCCACAATCCTCGCAGCGTTTCGAAGGTCGGGAGTGCCATACCGCCCTGCGGCCAGGCCGTCAGGGCGCGGCATCTGGTTCCGATTCATCACCAGGTTGAAGTCGCCGAACACGCCGCCGTCGCTTGGCGTCACTTCAAACTGCTGCTCGATGACCTGCTTGAGGTTGTAGATCTGGGTGCGGCCGAACTGTTCGGCCGACGTCGGGCCGCCACCGATCCAACCAGGAGGGGCAACGAACTGCTTGGCCAGCCGCAGCGTCGTCTCGCCCCACGCCGTGCCGCGGATCCCGAGATCCTGCATGTCCACGATAAACCGGGGCCGGTACACCTCGGCCTGGCCGAACGTCTCGCTCCCGAAGGGCGCGGGGAAGACGTTGTGCTGAAAGTCCATGAGAGGCCTGCCCCACTGCGTGGCAATGAACCACGCAGGGAAGATCTCCCTTACCCGAAACGTCAGGACAGGCGCCGGCGGTGCGATTGGCGTAATCCCGCGACCCGCCATATCGACGATACGGACGCCGCCCGACATGGTCGCGGTGCCGAAGTGGCTGGTATCAGCGAGAGTTACCGCGGTGAGCCGCCTCGTGCCCAGGCTTACCCATGCCGTACCAGACGCGAACGCGCTGATGCCGCCAGGGCGAACTTCCTGACTGAGGTTGTAAAGCTTTGCTTGACCGAACGCTCCCGGCGCGATGCCTGGAACCAATACGCTCTTCGTGAGAACCAGGTTGCCACTGACGGAACCGGAGTCCCAGCCAGCCGCGAAGATCTGCGCGGTTGCGTTCCGCAACGAAGCGGTGCCAAACAGGCCCGCATCGAAGCCCGCCGCAAACACGGTACCCGGCAAGCCGCCGAAGCGGAATGACACCTTGTCGCCTGCCGGGATAGCGTAGGCCGCTCCCGACACGAAAGGGAACGCTACCTTGTCACCGGGCGGGATCGTGTAGGTAGCCATAACTTAGATGACGAACCGGCGGACTTCGGTCGGAGCCCATGCGGTTTGTCCGGTGACTGTCTTTTTGACGATCCACGTTACTGTGTCGTTGCTGGCCTCGATGGTGAAGTCCTTCGGCGCATAACCAGGATGGTCGTTCGATGCATGGCTACCCATGATCGCCACCTCGGCCACGTGGGTGAACGTGCCGAAGTCGTAACTAATCCAGCCTTGCGGGATGGCCAGGGCATTAGACGTCCACTCGTTCGTCGAGTTGTCATCAAACGCCATGTAGTAGGCATTGATCGAGTTGGCGTCGCCGCTCGATGCGGCTTTCGTGATCGCTCCGCTTGGAGTGGTCATGTCGGCACCACCCACGGTGGCGCGGAATTCCAGCTCGACAACGACGACATAGTTCGTCAGGCCGTTGTTGGCGGTGATGTTGACGCGCCAGTAGCGGTACCCATCAACCACGGCAAGCGCCTGTGCGCTGGTCGTCGCGGTCTGTCCATCGGAGGAATCGACAGAGGCGGTAAAGCTGTAATTCGCTGGGGTGCCTGGGGTGACGCCAGAGAAGACGATCGTATCGCCTGCGACAGAGAGGGACATGCCCGCAGGCAGCGCACCGGTCGCCACGCGCGCATTGCTGTACGGCGGAAGCCCGCCGGTGATCGGTATGCTGCTGCTGTAGGTGTTGCTTATGCTGACCTGCGCATCGAACGCTCCGATCACGCTCAAAGGTGCGATAGCCGCCGTAATACGGGCGGCAATGATGTCGTTCTCGGTGTTGCTGCTGCCGCGTGCTATCACGTCGAACAGGCGACTGAAGGTTAGCCCGGTAAACTGATAGGTGCCGTTGGCGGCGGATACCGTCGTTGCGATCAATGTGCGGGTGAGGCGATCGAACAGGTCGAGCGTACGTACCGCGCCAGCGCCGTTAAAAGTGACCAGACCATCAGGGATCGTGCCGGCGATATAACCAACGCCACGCCATGGCGGCATGGCGGCATCACGAAGCACCACCATAAATGGCTGTCGTGCACCCACGAAGTGGCAAGAGGTCCACGGATCGCCTGTCACCGTGTTCACGCGTGGACCTGCTACGACGGCAACCATTCATTACTCCCAAAGCATGCCGAGCTGGCAATTGGTAATTTGCCCATAGTTAGACACGGCAAACCCGTCGTTCCCCATGTTGACGTAATTGCGCGATGTCGTGCCGACGAGTGGGATGGAGTATTGAGAAAACGCTGCCACCTCTGCCGGAACGGTCGATGCAATACCAAATACCGGGCGCATCTTTGGCATCAGTAGATAGGTGCGGAAGGCTTGATAATTGGCTGGCGTCTCGTCCGTCAAAGATGCCGAGTATGGCCCTGGAACGAAAGTGTGAAACACCGTCCCGCCGGTGAACGTACTCAGAGCCCTGTTGTAGGTGTAGAGCGTTGGTGTACCGCCGTTGTAGGTGCGAAACCCAAACACAAACCCCTCTGTCGTAGGTAACCCCGAGTCATCTACCATCCGGGTTACAAAAAAGCGGCAAAGAGCCTGTGAATTGGCCCCATTGGGGGTAACGATCCCCATATAACACGCAACGCCGACGAAGCCATCAACACGGCAGCACCGTGTCACGCCTGAAGACGTGGCCGGAACGTTGTTGCTGTTGTCGTGCGACAACGGACCAACCTTTTGACCGGTGATGTTGCCAGCTCCATCCGTTGCTGTGCCGATGGAAACCCATGTGTTAGGCCGCGAGACACTGGCCGCGATGCCGTATTCGATCTTGATGCGGATCGGTGCCGTGGCATCTAGCGTGTCCGCCATGGCATACATTTCGTAGCCTGCGACGGTGTTAGCACCAGGAACCGCGACCGTGGCCCAATTGATCTGTCCAGAATCTGCCGTCTGCGTGAGGCCAATCGCCTTTAGGTGATCGGAAATCGTCTTCCCCCACTGCTGGAAGTGAGCGGCGGTGTCGTTGCCGTTGTATACGTCGGTGTTCGATGAGCGCGTCGTCATGCGTCGGCGCTCCCTGCGGGAGCTCCACCGAAGGGATCCTCGTCCTTCCAGTAGCCCTTTGCGGTCCACCATTCGACGTATGACGCAATAAACGCATCCTCGCCCATACGCCCGATCGCGGCGATGCCACGCTCCGTGGCGTACCTCACGCTATTGATCTGAGCCTCGTTCGGCTCGATCTGCTCGATGAACATCTGAAACGGCGGGTGCTCCGGCAGCCGCGCCATGCGATCGAGCGCAGACTTCTGCATCGCTGCCACAGACGTGAAGTCGGTGCCCGTCGGCGAGAAGCTCTGCGTTGGCGGCTTTTCGCTCGGTTGCGCCTGGTCGGGGCCGATCACGCCGGGCACACCGAGGACTCCCGGCGGCGCATATTCCGGCGCTGTGTTCGTTTCGTCGCTCATGCGATCTGCCCCGGTCAGAGTTTGAAGATCTTGTTGGTGCCGTTGTCCCACGTGCAGATGATGTCGCCGCCGTTGGGGGTGATCGGCAGGCCGGTGGCCGTGTCGATGAACGCAATCAGGGGTGAGGTGCCTTCGGTACCGGTGTCCTTGAAGATCACCAGGGCCTCGATCGACGCACCGGTCACGGCGCTGAAGGTGATGTCCGCGGCATCGGCTGCACCGCCGGTGGTGGTCTTGCTGATAAGTGCGACGCCGCTCGACGTGCCGATGCGCGCCGACGTCGGGATGTCCGACAGGAACTGGTGGGTGGTGAAGTTGGCCGAGTACGAACCCGTGTCGACCAGGATGACCTTGATGGTGTCCGTCAGCCAATTGAACTGGCCCTCGAGGAAGCGCTGCCGACCGAAGTCGTAAAGGGTGTTTGCCATGGGTGTCGCTCCGATGTCGGGGCGGCACTCATGCGCCGTTGGTTGAGCTGGTCAGCGCCAGCGCTAGAAGGTCTGTACGTGCCTGACGCGAGGGGGGCTATCAGCCCAACGCGCCATCGCCATCAGCGACGGCCGTGTGCCAAACCGTTGCTCGAACAGGCTGAGATGGGTACCCGACGCATCCTCTGCATTCGCGTCGGCATCCTTCTTGAGGTATGCCTCATGGGCCACCCAGTGCCGAAGCTCCTCGATGTCTGGGATCTTGATCACTGGCTCGTCGGTATCGTTCACGAGCAGCTCGTCGCCGCGCGGTACGCGCCAGGCGCGAAGATGCAGGGTCATCGCCCGATCTGGGTTCGGCCAAAGCTGGATCGACTTCTGCGCAAGGTCCATCACCATGACCCTGGGCGTCCCGCTCTCGACACGGGCCTCATCCCAGCCGGGCTGAACCCGATCCATGTCGTACGACGCAAGCGCCCAAAGCTTGTGCGTCGCGCCGATGATCGATCCCGATCGCGGTACAAGGATCGAGCTGTCAAAGGACACGCGTCCGCCGGTGGCCGGATCGATCGCGATCACGCACGTCGCCGGATCCCCGACGGCGTCGACGTGAAGCAGGCGCGCACGGATGCAAACCTCGCGCACGGCGTTGTTGAGATACCGCGTCAGCTCCTCGTCGCTCCAGAGCTGAGGCTCGGCCTCGTCGTCGAGCATCGAGCGGATCACGGCAATGAAGTCGACGAGCTTCATGGATCAGACCTGGCCGGACGCGGCAATACCGGACAGCGTGCTCTCGAGGAGCGCCTGGACGTTCTTGCGCGGCTTCTCGGACTGCACCTCGAGGTAAAGGGCAGCGCGGACCACGTCATTGTGCGAGACGCCGCCGACGCCGGTCGAGATATCGCTAGCGGAGCCCTTGAGAAGCTCGGTCGCCTCGACGACCACGGCCTCATTCCAGGGCAGCGCCTGGGCACCGGAAGGTGGAGTGCCGCCGGATCCTTCCTCCGTGTCAGCCTGGCCAGCTGCAGGAGCGGGTGCAGGCGTCGGTGCGGGCGCTGGACTCGGCGCCGGGGCCGGCGGCGGTACTGGGTTCGATCCGCGCAGCAGCTCGGGCACGGGCTCGAGATCCGGACCGAAATGGTAGAAGTGATCGCTCCGCATGAGGGTAGTTGCCGCGGCCTCCTCGGTCACGTCGCTGACGAAGTGCACCTCGCCATACTTATCGAAGGTCGGGGCGAACACGTACAGACGCTCGTGCACGGTCACGCGACGAACCGTGCCAGAACGCGGCTTGATCTTGGATCCGATTTTCATCGTGGGTTCCTTGTCGCTGAGGAGAGCTGGGGGCGACGTAGCGCCCCCAGAGTGGTCGTCAGACCGCGTCGACTTCCGGGCGCCAGTTCCGGATAGCCAGGTCGAGGATGACCTTGCCGGCGCCCAGCGTGGCCACCGCCGCCGAGGCGGTGAGGAAAATCGGCACATCGTCGGTGGGATCACCAATCACCCCGGTGAGCACGAAATCTTCGGCGGTCAGGGACACAGCGGCGTTCCCGTTCTGCTCGAGCGCGAGCGCGTCGATGACCGTCTCGGTACCAATCTTGTACTTGCCGGTCGGTGCACCGTTCGTATCCAGCTTCGGAACGCGGAGGGCGCAAAGGTGCGGAATGAGGACGCAGCCCCCGGGCACGATGCCGATCTGAACCTGATCGGCGTTCGCCACCGCGGCCGGAAAAACGGCACGGTTGCCGAGATCGGTGACCTGTCGATCGATATAGACACCGCCGTTGGCAAAGGGCGTGATGCCTGCAACCAGCAGCGTGTTGATGTACTTGGACATGAGCGTTTCCTCTCGAAGCGAAGGGGGTTCGTGCGATTCATGCAACTTGCGAAAATTCGCAAGCTGAAGGTGCCGATCCCGCCCGGGTAGCCCGGGCGGGACGACGTTTACGCGGCGATCGGGTTCGGGTCCGTGGCGAAGGTGTCGACCGACAGCAGGCCGAAGTCGCGATCCTTGTAGCGGGTCTTCTTCATGCCAAGGATCGTGCTCGAGGAGATGACGATCTGGTTGCCATCGTCCTCGGTACCCTCGTACCAGTCGTAGCGTAGGCCGGAACCCGGGCTACCGTATGCCTGGACGAGAGCCTGCGCACCCAGGAACAGTGCTCGCGCCGCGGGCTGGGCGTTGTCGACGCCGGCATTGTTGAAACGGATCACGCCGTTGTGGCTGTGCAGGATGACGCCGCGATGCATACCGAGCGCGCCGGTGAAGATCGGGTTGCCCTGCCCCTGCGCAGCGGCGGCCGCCTTCTGGATTTCGAGCCAGCCGGTCGTGCCCTGGTTCTTCGTCCGCAGGTCGTGCTCCTGGAACGAGTGCATGACCATGACGTAGCGATCCTCGCCATTGATCTTGATCGGGCGCAGCTTCACACGACCATCCGAACCGCCGCCCATCGTCGCCGCCTTGGTGACAGCCCGGTCGATCACGGAGAGGTCCATGTAGTCGTCGTTGCTGAGCGTCGCGAAGTTGGTCGCATCGCCGCCGAACAGCCAGTGGTCGCCGTCGGGCGTCGTGAACTGGTTGCCGGCGAAGCCCGCATAACCGAGGTCCTGGATGAAGTCGCCGTTGATGCCCCGGGAGCCAGACGCAGTCATGAAGGTCTCTTCATCGCTCCAGCGCGCCCACCACTCGGACATCTTGACGCGGGCAATCGAGCGCAGGTTGTGCAGCGTCCGCTTCCGGCTCATCCGGCCGCCGGCGTTAACGCCGCAGCGGACTTGGTCGATCATGATGGTGTCGCTGAAGTTCTTCAGCTTTTCGTGCTTACCGCGCAGCAGGTTGTCACCGAAGGTGGGCTTCTGCGTCAGCGGCGCGAACAAGTCGTACTTGATGGTGTCGCCCGCTTCATTCTCGAGCTCCGTGAGTACCTGGATCGGCACCGGAGCATCCTCCTTCTTGGAGGCAAAGCGGGACTGCCAGTACGAATCGCGTGCCTGGTCGGTGAAAAGCGTGGCGGACCAGCGCTTCACCGCAATGGGGTTGTTCAAGCCAACAATGGTCTGCGACATGAGTTCTTTCCTCGAAATAAGGGAAGGCACTCATGCGCCGGATCGAATTGTCGCGCTCTTGCGCGGGTGAGGTTTACGCGCTCTGCGTATGCCTCGTCAAAAAGGGACGACTCTCGTCCTTCGCCCCTTCTTTGATCGGTGGCCGCTGCCTCGCTAACGGAGCGGTCGCGGGTATCGGTACTCCAGCCTTGACGCGACTCACGTCGTCCGGACTGTCGATCACCAGGCGGGCCCGCTGTCCGGTCTTTTTCTCGAGCCGGATGCGCGTGCCGTCGCCGATGAGCAGTGTATCGCCTGGAGCGAGATCAAGGTGAAGCGACATGGGCGTTATTCCGGCGTGCCAGAGGGCTTGCCCGAGGTCGTGGCCCCCGGCGCATCGCGCAGGTATGCCTCCACGGCGTCAGGGGTCATCTTGGCCAGGGCGAGCTCGAGGGAATTAATGTCGCTTCCGTCCAACGTGCCGTACGCGGTGTTGCCGGCCGGTCGTTCCATGGAGGCCGCCGCTGGCGCGCTGGCAAGTGTCTGCGGCACCGCCGGCGGCGTACGGCCCGCAGTCGCTGCTGCCAACGCTACCTCGGCCGCTGTTGGGCCGCCGGCAGCGGGCGCGGCTGTCGGCTTGTAGTCGAATGCTTCGAACGCGGCCTCTGCTGCGCGTGCGAGCAGCTCCTGCGAGGGAAGCTTTCCTCCGGTTTCGCGGTCGATGACCTCGATCGCCCGCTGCATCGCATCGCGACGCACCGGGTTGGCCATGAAGGCCTTGTTGGCCTCCATCCACGCGGCCGAGGCAGTGTTGAAGTCCACGGTAGCGGCATTCGCGGCACGTGTTTGCTCTTCCTGCCAGAGCGTGAGCCGTGTGTTGAAGACGCTCTCTTCTTTGCTTAGCGCGCGGGACTGCGCCTGGAACTCACCGCTGTCGATCTCGCCGTCGTCATAGCGCTTCTGGACCGCGAGGAACTCGGCATCGAAGTCTTTCGGGGCGCTCGGCATCGCGGCCTGCGGTGGCGCAGGTGGCGCTGCCGCCGGCACGACGGGCGTCGGCACGCTGGCGGCTGCTGCCGCAGCTGCTGCGGCGGCGTTCGCGGCAGCATCGTCCGTGGCCGCGCCGCTGGCAGCGGCCGCCGGAGCACCTTCGGCCGCCGGCACGGCACCCGCGGCGGGCGGCGCTGCCGCCGCCGCTGCAGCTGCTGCGGCGGCAGCCGCGTCCGTTGCTGCTGGAGCTGCGTCAGGGTCGACCAGGGGGTTTTCACCGATGGTTGCCAGCTGCGCGGTGAGCCGTGCTTCGTTGTCGGTGGGCGCGCCGGCGTCGATGTTGTGGGTCGGCTCGGTGTTCGTCGTGTCGTTCATATGGTCCTCACTGGATGGGAGCGGCGGGTGCTGCCGCCTGTGGGTCGTACAGACGGTCCGCCGCGGGAGCGAGCGGCGCCAACGCATGGAGCATTCCAGCGGTCTGAAGGGCTTGCGTCTTACCTTCCACCGTCGTGCTCCGCGCGGTTGCTTCGGCAGCCGACGCGCGTGCGTTGTCGAGCCTGGTCTTTGCCTGCTGGGCCTCGGTCGCGGTCTGCTCCTGTGCCTGCTTCGCGGCATCTGCGGCCTGCTGCGCCCGCAGGGCCTCTGGGCTGTTCTCCAGGCCGGGTGCCGTCTGGCCATTGATCTGGCGGATTCGGTTGACGAGGGCCTGCTTGTTCGGAATGTCCGTGAGGTCGACGGCCATATCGAGCATCTGCACACCGACGTCGGGTGGCATGCGGCCGATGAGTTCGAACAACGACTCGGCCATGGCCATACGAACCGTCTCGCGATAGTCGGTCTGATCGATGACGAAGTCGGCCTCGCTGTCCGTGATGTCGTTGTTCCAGGTCACGTCGCCCGTCGCGTGGTTGTACTGCGGGCTGTTAATGGAAAAGAACTTGATCGCCCCATCTGCGCCGGCGATGCGAACGACCTTCGGCAGCGATAAGAACTTCTCGCAGTTGCTGAGCGTCTTCTGCCCGGACTCCTGGATGGCCTGGCGGAAGTTGTCGAAGAGTTCCGCAGTCGTGACGCTGCCCTGCTGCTGCTTGGCGAGGATCGCCCTGCCGCTCTGGTCGCTGCTGGCGCCCTGGCCCGTGTTCTCGCGTGTGACGCCACTCGCTTCGTAGATGTTGCCCTTCGATTCGGCGAGCATCGCGATCTGGCCGGTCATCGCGTCGAGGGCGCGATCGATCTTGAACTTCTCCATACCGTTCGGCGCCAAGCGGATCTCGCCATCCGGTCGCTTCGCCTCCTCGAGGTTGCGATCCTCGTCCGCCTCCTCCATCGCCCCGGTCTCGTAGATGACGCGCGTAGTCGACAGGTCGAACAGGATCTTCGAGCGGCGCTTGTTGTACTCGTCCTGGGCATCACGAGCTGGCCGGATGAGGCCGTAAGGCATGCCGTCCCGGTGACGGCGATACGCCCAGGTCGGGGTGAATGGAAAGCGCTTGTGCTTGTAGGGCGACTTGTTCAGGCGCAGCAGCGTGCCAGGCGTCCAGAGGGCGAACCACATTTCCTCGGTTACGCTGTCGACCAGGCTGACGACGCCGGTGGAGAGAGCGTCCTGCATGACGGCATTCTTCGGGTCGAACGGCAGGCCATTAAGGTCGCTGGCGCTATCGCCCAAGACGAGCGGCGTATTCACGGCACGCTTGAACCAGGTCTCGAGGCAGAGCACGCGCTTGCGCGCCCGACGAAACATGCTGCTCGACCCGTAGAGGTTGAACGAGCCAGAGTTGGCGGTGCGGTCTGACGAGAAGGGCGCCGGTGCGCCAAAGAACATCTGCGGTACCGACGACTCCATGATCAACGACTCCATCGGGGAGTCGAGAGTGTCGATCGCGTGCTTGTCCAGCTCGGCGGCACGATCGGGCCACATAGCGATGGCGTAGTCGAGGTCGATCCACTTGGCGCGGGTCATGTACCGGCAGTCGCGCATGACGTTGCTACGACTGTACGGATCCCACCACATGCCCTTCCAGTCCTGGTGGCGGACCGTGATGGCCTCCTCGGACTTGTCGTTGTTGTAGCACTCCTCGGTCCAGCCGATGCCAACCTTCGCCGCATCGGCGAACTGCGCGCTACGCTCCCAGCCGGCGCCGTTCACGTCGGAGATCCACTTCAGGACATCCTTCTTCACCGCGGCAATGTCGACGTCCTGATCGGCCCGGGGCAGAACGTCCCAGTCGATACGCGTGCGGCGTTCGGTACCGATCACCCAGTCAACCATCTGTTTGATGATCGGGAAGGTGAGCGGCGCCTGGCCACGCTCGAGGAGGACCTGGGCATCTTCAGCGCGCCATTGGATCGAGTCGTAGTAGTCCGCGTCGATGAGCTGCTCGCGACGACTGTCGGCGTGCTGGTCACGCGCCTCGGTCCACCAGTCTTCAAGGCGGCGGAGGATCCGCGTCCCTTCGTCGGTGTCAAGGTAGTGTGTCGGCGGGTTGTCCGCAGGATCAGCCGGCTGAAGCGCGCCGAACCCGTCGCCGTTATTCTGACCATGAACGTCAAGCATGCCCGTTGCCATCAGCCCACCGTCCTTTTGCCATTCACTTCGACGAAGAAATCGAGCCCTTCCTGAGCGCAGCCTTCCATGAACGCGTCCATGCTCTTGTCCTTGTAGAGGTCCGGATCGGGTGGCGACTTGCGCAGATCGCCGAGGTAATCCATCACGGCATCCATCACCCGGAACAAGTCGTCCTTGGTCACGAAGCCGTACAGCTGCTGGGCAAGGGGCGGGATCATCAGGTGTATGGCGTTGTGCTCCGCGTACTGCCACATCATCGACAGCGGAATGAACACACCCTTCCCCGGGTCGTTGCGCCTGAGGAAGAGGGCCGCCTGTCGGCCGTGGCCAGTACCGAAGTTCCCGTAGTGGAGTTCGACGGTCAGGTCGCCCTTCTTACCGACGTGGCTATGCCTGGACGTGACGTGGTTGACGCCGGCGTTGTTGCCGGCGCCGGGCGTCATTGCGTAAGCGAAGCTCTCCCGCTTCATCGGCATCAGACCCGAGGCGGCCAGTACGCGACGGGATTCGCGCCGTCGTACGCCGCCAAGGCCTCGGCCTCGGTGTCGTACAGCATCACGCTGCCGATGTGCTGCGCACCGGCGAGGTCCAGCTGCGCCGTGCAGTTGACCATCACCGGCTCTGCGAGGGTGTCCTTGTCGGACCACGACCGGGTGATGATCGCCGGCGCGAGGTCGGTGCCGTTGCTGGTTACGACCTTGCCCTTCACGATGATGATGCGACCGATCGAGCCCTTCATGCCTGCGTCTCCTGGGCTGCCGCAACAGGCACCGGTGCGGTGGCAAGCGCGCGGGCGATCCGCTGGAGGAGCACGTCGTCGAGCTGATCCATCAAGCTCGCCTGGCGGCGGAGCAACGCTTCGTCCGTATCCGTGGGAGCGCCGTGCCCGTCCAGAAACGCGTTGAGCTTGACCACGCGGGCCGCGAGCTCGGCTTGCTCGGCGCGCAGCCGGTCAAGCCACGTGTCCGCCGGCGGATCCTCGGCCTTCTTGCCGAAGCTGAAGACGTGTTCAAGCATCGCCTTCGCTTGCGGCCACGAGAGCAAATGAGTTCCGTAGCTCTGGGATCCCGGAACCACATCCGGGTGGACGTCTTCGGGCAGCGGATACTGCAGGAACGCCGTAACGTGCTCGTCGGTGACGGCGGTGGGCGCCACGGGCGTAGGCGGTGCAGCCTGCGCGGGATCGGCTGCCACTTCGTTCGTCGACGCGGGCTCCGCCTCCACGAGCTCAGCGCCGACCGTGCCGGCGGCATCGTCCGCCACCGTTGGCGCTGCCGCATCGACAGCAACCGGCTGCGGATCCACGCTCAGCTGTGATCCGGCCGCAAGCTGCTTGTAGAGGGCGTAACCCTCGAACTGCCAGAGCTTGCCAAGGATCTTGGGCTCCAGGCTCTGCGCGGCGTAGTCCTTGCCCTTCTCGGCGTCGAAGTTCGCCGGGTCCACGCAGGCGCTATGCCCGGTGTCCAGGTAGAAGCGGCCGTCGAGGAACGCGTGCGCAAACGTCGAGGTAGTCCCTTCCGGGTTGGTGAAAACGATCGTGACGCGAGCACGTAGGGCTGCGATCTGGTCCTGCGTAACGCTGTTCTGGTTCATGCTTCCTTCTCCTGCTTAGAAAACTGGACGTTGAACGCACGCTCGCTGTCGATCGTGATGTTCCGCTGGACCATGGCCTGGACGTCGTTGTCGTTCAGGCCATATAGGCCGGCGCAGATGCACGTGGCGAGGTTGCTGAAGCGGAGCGCGCCCTCTCGGGCACCGGGCTGGTTCGCCGGTTGGTTAACGTGGTTCATGAGGTTCTCCAATTGCGCTCGCGCCGGTCGTACCGGCGCTGGGTTGTCGAGGCGTCGTTGACGCCGTTCATGGGATGGCCTTGGGAGAACTGTCGGAAGGCATCGGCAGCGTTGGACGCCCAGTCATGCAGGGGATGGTCGTGCCAGACCTCGAGCTTCTCGTTCCAGTCCTTGCGGTAGCTCATGAGTGCCGGCAGGCCGCCGCGGCCCGACCCGGGAGGACTCTCGCCGCAGCGTGTGCGATCGAAGCGGCAGCGCGACAGGGACTGGCGAACCATGTCGATGCCATCCTGCAGGTTGTCGATCCGTTCGACGAGGACGACCTTGCCCGGTAGCAGATCCTGCAGGACCTGCAGGCGCGTCTTGTTTCCGGTACCGGCCCACTCGATGTTGATGCCGTCGTGCGGCAGGTAGTGCTTCCCGTAGATGTATCGCTTCTCGCGCATGATCCGCACGTAGTGTTCGGCCTGCTCGCCTGACATCTCGTAGAAGTCGATGAAGTGGTGCCACGCGCCGACCTGCTGGTGGAACCAAATGTCGGTGGAGTCGGAGCGGCCGATGTCCCAGAAGGTGTTGACGGGGATGCCAGGGATGATCGGCAGGTCGGTGACCCGGCCTTCCTTCATGGCCTTGGCGATCTCCTTGGCGTAGTAAGCGCCCTCGATCGCCTGCTCGAAGGCTTCCTCGGGCGTCGACGGGTGCTCCTGCTTCATCTTGTCGCCCTGCTCCTCCGACTTCTTCGCGTACCAGGCACGCTTTCGGTCGGAGAGGACGATCCCGCTTTCGTTCTCGAGCTTCGTGAAGTATTCGAGGATCTCGGTACCGAAGGTCACGCCCTCCGGGTCCAGCTCGTTGATCGGATCCTCGAACCAGCCGAAGAAGTTGAAGCGGTAGTCGAGCTTTGTCAGGACCGCAGTGCCCGCCTTCACCATGGCGTCCAGCTGGATCGAGCGCTGGACCATCTGGTAGAAGTCGCCGATGCGGCCGTGCGCCGTGGACTCGATCGTGACCAGGGCATCAGGCGAGACCGTGTTCAAGGCACCGGACTTCACCTCGGACGCGCGCAGCGGATAGAACGCGCACATCGGGCCGTACTCAGATATGTGCAGGAACTGCAGCGTGCCCGAGCGGTGGGACAGCGAGACGTAGAGCTTCGATCCGTTGGAGAATTCGAGCTCGCCACCCATGTCCCGCTTGACGATGCGCCTGGCTGCCTTCAGCCAGTCCGGCAGACGGTCGTACGCGAACAGGATCTTGCCCTGGAACACCTTCTCAGCATCGCCCTGCTTGTGCATGACGAGGCCGCACGTCGTGTTCGACCGGAACAGCGCCGTGTCTAGGGCGAGGATCGCGGCCATGGTGGTGATGCCGTGCTGGCGGCTCTTCAGCACCATGTTCCGGTTATGGAACCCCGCGAGAAACAACTCCTGCACGGTGTTCGGCTTGAACATGACGACGTCGCCGTTCTTGTCGACGATCTTGTAGAGATTGCGCAGTCGCCAGTCGCGATCGGCGAGGAGCGCCATCAGGCGCGCCTGGGCATCAGCCCGGGCCGCGGCCTCGTCGTCAAGGTCGATGCGCTCAACTACCGCCATTGCCGCCTGGCCTCGGTAAGCCTGTACCGGCGCCATCGATCGCGGCGAGTATGTCGTTCATCGAATGCTCAACGGGGCCGCCGTCCTTGCCGGTCAGCTCGAGGCGTTCCTTGAATACACCCATGTGCTTACCGACGTTGGCGCGCGCCTCGGTCTGGCTATGCATCTTGATTTCGAGTCCGTGCTGCGTCGTCTTGACGCCGGCATACAGCCGAAGCGCGCTGGGGGACAGGTCGCGGGTGTCCTTGGCGATGACGCGCTCGACCCCGTCGCCGAAGCACTCGGGACAGTCGGGATTGGGATCGTTCTTCGGGTTGTAGCCGATGCCACCCTGCTCACTGAACTTGCGCGGCTTCTTGCCGTCGGCAACGAGCGCCCTGTTGTCCTCGGCGTTGCGGGCCCTCGCCTCTTCCAACTCGCGCGGCGTCGACTGGAACTTGTTTCCCTTTCCCCAGCAGTAGCGGCAGCATGAGCGGTGCAGCTCAATGAGCTCGCGGGGATCCGCCTCGGCGATCGCCCAGAAGCCTTTCACGACCTCGTCAGCGGTGATTCCGAGCTTGTCCATGCGCTCCGTCATCTTCGCCTGAACCTTCTCCTGCACCTCGGACGTGGCCAGCAGCTCGGAAGCCGTCTGTCGGGCTGACTGCGCGCTGTAGCCCGCCCGGATCGCCGCCTGCCTGCCGTTGAGGTCGACCAGGTACTCGGCCACGAACACGTCCACGCGGTTGACGCCGTGCACCGCCTTGCCAGCAGCCTTCTTGGCTGCCGGCTTGCTCTTCTTCGTGGTCTTGGCGGGGGATCGAGGCATGTTCGGAAATGTCAGGTCAGCCAGCCGGCTGCGCGCCCACGTCCGAGGCCGCTATCACGATGTCGGCGGTACCGTCGAATGCATGACCAGCGATCTGCCGCGCGGTCGCCAGCTTCGTTGCCGCAGCTGCTGTGCCTCCGGTTGCCAGCGCGCCAACTCCCGCCGCGGTGATCGCGATATTCGCTGTGCCGTCGAACCCGACGCCGGCGATGGTTCGAACCGTGGCGAGTTTCGTAGCTGCTGCCGCCGTTCCGTTCGTCCCGAGCTTCGTCGCCAGGCCATCGGTCAGTGCCTGCGTCGACGCCTTCGCATCGAGGGCAGATTGCAGGCCGGCAACATCGGCGATCTGCAGATCGACGGGCGCGCCGCCTGCTCCGTCGGGAACACCTTCAATGACCGCCTGCACCAGCTTTCCGTTGAAAGCGATGGGCTGGCCAAATGGCTGCCACCCTGCGGTGATCGCGTTAGAGACTGCGAGGCTCAACCCGTCTGGGTAAGCGGAATCGGCTGTTACGAGCTTGTATGCCGTGATGCTCATCGTGTTACTCCATCAGTGGTCAGCGTGCGCAGCGAATGGCTTGGGCGCGGATGGTCTGGTAGGCCTCGGAGTCGGACGCCTTCAGGTCCAGCAAGGTCTGAGCGCGGCCATGCGGCGAAAGCGTCTGGTAGTTGTCTGGCAGGCCGGCCAGTTCGGGTGCGAAACCCTCGAACGACGCTTTGAGGCATTCAGCGGGAGGTGGCACTGGCGGGATCACCGGTGGATCGATGAGCCGAACCCGCGGCGTTGTACAGGCGGATAAAGTCGTCGCTGCCGACAGGATCAGGACAGACGCCAGCGCTCGCCGGCGGATCGAAGCGAGCATTAGAGATCTCCAGACGGATATCGGTCATGGCGGCATGGATGCCGGCCTGGTCTTTCTGCAGGGCGAACGTGTTGCCCTGTTCCCGTGTCAGGTCGCCCTGGCGCTGGGCGAGACCCTTGTTCACGGTGTCCGTGATCGCATCGGTTCGAGCGTCGGCCGCGACAGCTTCCGCCTTCGAGCTGCTGGAACCGCCGGCGCGCCAACCGATGAAGATGCCCAGGGCAAACGCCACGAGGACCGCGGCCAAGATCGTCGCGGGTTTCATGGCTGATCTCCCGTGCAAAGCGAGTATTCCCACTCACGACGATCGGGTATGCCTGGGCAGCCGCTCGAAGCAATACGGCAATCCTTGCCGCCAGCGCGGTACCACAGCGGAATCTGGGCGCAGGCGCGCTTGTTCTCGCCCGCGTTGAGCAGGCGAGCAGCCGTCGAGTTGCAGAAGTTGGCAGTGCCGACGTTGTAGGCGAAGTCGCCCCAGGCCCTGATCTCGTGGAACTCGAGCTCGGTGTGAACACACCCACCCATGTGCCCGAGCATCTTCGTGACGTAGGCCGCTTCGAGCCCATCGCACTCAGCCTTGGTGTACGTCTTGCCGGGGATGACATCGGGGCCGGTGATGCCGGCGCAGACGGTCCACACGTGACCGAGCTTGTCCCAATACGGGACATACTTTCGTCCCTCATGCGCAGGGAGCGAGGCGACGATGGCCATGACCAGCGCGACCCCAGCAGCGGCGAACGATGTCTTCCCCACCTTAGCCATCGACCTTCGGCCTCCTGGTTACGACGCGGCCGATGAAGGTGGCCACCGAGACCACGGCGCCGGCGATGAATACCCACCGAAGCGGGACAATGCCCACGAGGGGTAGCGCCAACTTCATGCCGCCTGCGACGCACGCGAGTACGGTGTGTGTAGACGTGGACACCGCACTCAGCTGCACGGAGGCCCATTTCCAGGCGCTGCGCCAATCGTCGACCAGCTTGATCATTGCGTCTCCCCGTCCTGGTTAATGCCGAGCAGCTGTTCGAGCTTCACGGCGTATGCCTTCCAGTCCGCCGCGTTCTTGCTGGTAGACGGCTTGGACTTCGCAACCGTCGGCGCGGGCGCCTGGCACACCGGGACGGGCAACTCCACGTTGACGGTCGCGCTTGGCGTCGGCTTCGTCGGTGCCGGGGCCTTCGGCGGGGCGGCCGCGCATGCGGACACGAGCGCCAGCATCAGCAGGGCGACTGGGCGGCGAGTCACTGCGCGGGCCTCGACTTCTGCACTTCCTGCGTGGCTGCCTGTTTCAGGTAGCCGAGGTCGAACTCGTTCTGCGTAACCCGACGGTCTATCGACTGAAGCGCCAGCACTGAGGCGTCGCTCACCTTCTGAAGGTTGTCGACCTTGGCCGTCGTATCGTGCTGAGTCAGCGTTAGATCCTGGGTCCGCTGCGAAGCGACCTTGATGTCGTCACGCATCTCGCGAACGTAGCCGGTGGCCAGGGCGATCGAACCGGTCACCGTGGTTGTGACGAGCACCTTCGCGACGATCCATAGCAGGCGCGCGCTCGCGGTCTCACCAATGCGCTGCAGTGCCCCGATCGGAGGGGTGGGTGTGTTTTCGGACATGGGCGTTTCCTTGGTGGCGAGAAAGGCTCATGCCTTGGAAAGGATGCGGCGGACGCGCGACGTCGGCCCGGGGAGGTGGCCGCTTATCGATCTAGGGGGTCACGTCTTTTGTAGGTCGCAGCGCTGCTGTGTCTCACGACACTGCATGGAGGGCGCGTTCAGCCGGCCGCAAAGTAGAAACGAAAAAGCCCCGGCGCACATCGCGTCGGGGCTTAGAATCTCGGAGGGATTCGTGGTTGTGGTGATTTGTAGGCCGTGTGCACGCCGGTGTCAACACGTGCGCGCACTTGAATAGGTGTGCGCGTGATGTGCGAATCATGTGCGCGGTGATGTGCGTGAAAGCGGACTATAGCGCCCGAACTGCCTGAGTCGCCCCTTCCTCTGCTTGCGTCTCCACGAAGCCAGCAATCCACTCGTACAGCGCGCGATAGACGCTTTCATTCATACGCACGCTTGCCGATGCTTCCTTCCAAGACCGCACGGGACGCACCAGTGCCATGTCGTGGAAGACATCGTGCAGCACCAGCCTTATCCGGTACTGGCGATGGTGCGCGACCAGGCTACGCATCGCTGCACTGTTGCGTAGATCGGTGAGGATCCGCGGGACGGCGAGCTCATGGATCTTCTTCCACTCGGCGGCGGTTTGGCATGAGAGCGCCAGCGCCAGGCACTGCATCAGCGGATCAGTGATGAAGTTGAGGGCTTGGGACAAATCGTCAGCACCGACCGAAAGGCTTCGCGACGCGCGGCCCACCGTAGGCTCGCGGAACGTACTCCCACCCGCTAGGCGCGAGAGACGTTCAAGCGCACCGCGGCCATCGAGCACGGACGTTTCCAGGGCGCGTCGTGGCCCTCGGGAGTTGCGGGTGGTCATCAGGCGAGCACGATCCGAATCGGGTAGTGGTGCTCGACCTCGCGCTTCTTGAGGCGGAAGACCTGCGTCTCCCTGCCCTTTACGTCGACGTACTCCGCGAGGCGCACGGCGTCCTTGAAGAACACGAGGAAGTCGATGACGTAGCGCGTGCCGCCGGGGAGGTAGATCGGCACCTGGCGCAGGAAATACCACACCTCGCCGGAGGCCTGCCGAAGCTTCAGCTGCTCGTAGTAGCGAGCCTCCTTCTTGCTGTCGAACCGGATGCCGTCGACGACGGTGGGCTGATTCCGATACTTCCGCGGTGGTTCGACTTGTGGGGTTGCTGCAGCGCCGATCTGGGCCTCGATGCGCTGCCGCAACGCCGGCGGCAACACATCCATGCTGGTGAACCGGAGTCCGTTGCTCACCCGTGTTCACCCAGCCCTGCAGCCGCCAAGCGCTGACGAACCTTCGCGCGCGTGGTGGACAGATCAGCGAGGAACCGTGTCACGCATTCGATGAGAAGGTCTTGCCCATCCAGCAGGGTCGTTACCTGGTCGCGCGACATGCTGTCGATTTCCAGTCGAGCTCGTCCCGTGGCCACGCGCATACCCGGGATCTCCTCGGTGTACGGCGGCGGCGGTGGCGTCGTTCCCGCGGCGGTATCTGTGACCAGGTAGGCAGGCGTTGTTCGCCGAGCTCGGTCGTCATAGCCGGTGCCGGCCTTCCGTACCAAAGCCGCCTTCTCGAGCAGCTGCAGGCGAGCCGCGACGATGCGTCGCGTGAGGTTGGCCGTCTGCGCCGCTGTCCAGCCGTGTGACAGTGCCAAGCCCATTGCCAAGTCCAGGAGCGTGTCGCTGTTGGCTGGCTTCGCTTCTCGCGCCAGCGCAGCTAGGAGCAGCTGGTCGAATCTATCAGCCGCCATGACCGCCCTCCTCGTCACGTGACCGGTACAGCAGCTCGCGGATCCGCGACAGGTGCTCCTCGACGACATGGTCGGGGGCAGGTACCGGTTTCTCGCGCTTCTTCGAAGGGCCAGCAAGGTACCCAGCTGGCGCGGGTGGGACGTCGCCGCCCGCCATCACGTGTTCCCGCGCCAGCCCGTAGGCGTCGCGAACGGCGAAGGTGAATGATTTCGGATCGTCGTGATCCAGGCGCCACGTGTCGATGTTCCTCAGCACCAGGCGCACGAAACCCTGCAACCATGGATCGTCCGCCAGGTCCTGACGGCTCAGCAGCAGCTGCACGCGCGCCAGAGGTGGAACGCCGAGACACATGGCGCGGAACTCAGGCAGCGTTGGAGGAAAGCCGTTCGCGCTGAAGACGGCACGACGCACGCCCGCAGCGATCGATTGTGGCGAGAGGGCGGTGAGGCCTTCGGCCCACACGATGCCCGCGTCTGTCAGCCCTGCGCCTCCCGCCGGCTTGTCCGGATCATCCCGCTCGGGCGAATCTCCGAACGCACTCGCCCACCTGTAGCCGTAGATGCCCGTCATCTTCGACCACAGGTGACGGAGGATCCGTCGCTCAGCCGGCGTGAGCGTCGGCTGATTCCCTTTCCCGTTCGAGTTCGTCGTCACGGGCGTCTGCCTCGCGTCGTTTGCGTTCTGCTCGGGCGGCAACGGATTCATTTTTTGGTGCTCGACGTCCACCAGCGTCGCCGCGACCTGTTTGGCCTGCTGCATCGAAGTTCCCCTGCGAGAGATTGAAATCGGCGGCGCGGCCCATGAGGGTCGCCGCGAGGTAGTTGAGGTTCGGCAACTGGCCGTGCGCCTTCGGACGGTTCTGCAACTCCCGGGCCGTGTCGACCGCCTGCTCGATCGTGGCGCCAGCAGCGACCAGTTGCAGGAGCTCCATGCGGCTCGGGCTGACATCCTTCATGCCCAGATCCCGCAGTGCCTTGGCCATTGCGATCAAGACACCACGATCGACAGCGAGCGGGGGAACGCCCTCCCCTTCCTCAGTCACCACGCTCGTAGAAGAGTCTCCTACTGAGTAGGAAGAGGAAGATGAAGTAGAAGCACCGGCACCATGCCGTGGGTTAGGTGCGCCGTTTGATGCATCATCAAAGCCTCCACCAAAGTCATCACCAAAGCCCCCCTTGGGTGCGGGGTTTTGTTCGCTCCCGAACTGACCGCCAGCGCCCCGTACACGGCGCACGTACTCGTCTCGCACCATCCGCGGCGAGTACCAGATGGGCCCTTCCTGCGCCGCAATTAGCTCTACGGGATTACCAAGTTTTCGTCCCGATTTCGGGACGTAGATCATGGGCTCACATTCGCCCTTTTCTATGCCGTAAAGCACGCCTTTTTCGACAAGCTCCTTGAGCTCGCGCATCTTGGCGCCTGTTGCTTGGCCGATCTCCTTCAGGTGCCAACGGAGGACGCCGTACTCGTCGCTGTCGTGCATGTAGCAAAGTATGTCGACCCAGACTGCGCGTGCAGCCCAGGAGCAACGGCGGAGCTTGACGCTCTTGAGCCAGTCGCCTGGGTAGAACTGGAACGAGGGCCGAGCATCACTCATGCGACCGCCCGAGCGAGATCGTGCGCAGGTGCCAGCCCGCGCTGCTAGGGAGCGCGTACATCAGAAGCCTCCTGTCGCCGGCTCGTCGCGCTCTACGAGCGAGAACCGCGGCGGCTGTCCCGGCAAGCCATGCGGCTCCGGCAGCTCTGTGCCCAGTCGGGCGAGTTCAGCGGTTGCAGCTGCGAGGAGACTGTTGTGCTGCTCGGTAGCAGTGGCGATGCGATCGAGTAGCGATTGCCTGCGCTCTTCGGTCGGGATACGACGGAGTTCGAAGCCGAGATCCCGGGCCATGGCGAAGAAGAGTTCGTGGCGCTCAAAGCGCAGCATCAGCGCCCACACTTCGCCGATCTTGAAGTACGCCGGCTTGCCCGGGTTAAGGCAGTCGTTGAAACGGCTGATCGCCGCGTCCCACGTTAGGCGGCTCCGATCCCAGAACCCTTCTTCGAAGAGGAACTCGATCATCTGGCGTTTGGTAGCGCCGTCGACGTCGAGTGTTGAGCGGAGGGCATCTGTCCCTCGCTGCAGCCACTGTGCGTCAATTCGCATGTTGTAACCCCGCGATGGCGTGATCAGTCGTGCCGCACGTCTGGCTTGTGCCCGCACGCACGGCGTAAGTGGTGATGAGCGCCAGCAGGGCGCCGGCGATGAAACAGAAGACGATTGAGAGAGGCTGCTGGTGCATGGCCTCCCCAGGCGCGGAACCCTCGGCGCCAGCCATCTGCTCAACGAAGTGGTACTCGCTGATCAGCGGCGTATCGCAGCCTTCGCCCTGGGCTCGTAGCGCGACGAGGTAAGCGTCCATCCAAGCGCGTCGTCGAGGACGCGAGCGCGCCTTGCGCAGACGAAACGCAATGGCCGTGTACCTCAACGGCCTGGGCCCTCGTCGAACCTGAGCATTGCTGAGCGACGCGTCGCGCATGTGTGTAACCCCCTGCGGTATATCGGTTTAGGCGCTGTGGCAGACTTGGTGCTCGTCTCTGAAGCGAAGGAATGCCCCATGCCTGTCGCGTGCGCGCTCGGCCTCGCCGCTTGCCTGACCTTTGTGGACAGCCGGATTCCTGCGGACGACGCCCTTGCGATCAGGGATACCTGCGACCAGGTCGCGTCGCTGCCGGCGGCCTCGTTCGTTCAGCACCAGCCCAGAAGCGGCGCGCCGGCCGATATCGAGCAGGCCGCGCGCGCCAGCTGGGGCGAAGCGATGGGAGAGACGCTTCAAAGCAAAGGCCTGAAGTTGGCGTGGCCACCAGGGCCTGCCCAGCGCCAGGCGGCGTGGAACATCACGTGCCGCCAATTCGAGCAGGCGTTCAATGACCGATCCCGCTGGACGCACCTCGAGCACTGGCCCAAATAGGCCGTTTGGCCATCGTGATCGAGGATTGCTGAGGATTCGGGCGCTCATGTCTACTGCGCCTCCGAGGGCTTGATTCCGTGCGGCAGGTAGCCGTCAGTGATCAGCTGCGCAGTTTCAGGGGCGACGCCAAAGGTCTTGGGGCGCAACCGATACCGAGTCACAAACCCTTCGACAGCCTCCTCCATGGGGATCACCTGGTCGGCCGGAACGCTCTTCCGCTTCCGCCACATGCTCACCTGGTGAGGCGGCACCCCGAGAGCCAGAGCCATCTTCGAGACGCCACCGATATGTTGAATCGCCAGATCAAGAGCTTGAAGGACCAAGTCGGCAGCAGCGGCGTCAGCATCGGCGTCGGTGGGGCGAGGAGCCAGGTCAAGAGCAGTGAGGGTCATGCGCGCATTGTCACGCAACGTGACATTCTAAGCAACACACTGGGAAACATGGGTGATGGCGGCTTCACCGCAAAGCGCGAACCATCCCGCCCCATGGATCCTCATCTGCTCGGCGCACGAATCGCCAACGCCCGAAAGAGCCTCAACCTGACTCAGGAGAGGCTCGCGGCCCACCTCGGCTACTCGTCGACCAGTCGCCTGGGCAACTACGAAAGCGGGAACCGCATCCCTTCGCTTGCGGATCTCACCGAAATCGCCAAGGCACTTGGGTACACGCTCGACGTGCTTGTCGAAGGCGACGAGATCCTGGGCGAAGAGCGCGCACCGACCATTCGCGGCGACATCCCTGGCCACGTGCAGATCGACCGATTGGCCGGGTTCGACAAGCACACTGGGCCAAACGAGCTCTACCTACCTGAATTCCTCGTTCGCCAGCGTGTGCCTCATGCGAACCTGAAGAACGTCCGCTGGATCCGAAATCCGACCACCGTGATGCGACCACGTATCCAACCGGGCGCCTTGGTGCTCGTAGACGTGAGTCACAGCGACCTGGACCAGGTCATGGATGGCGAGACATACGCTGTGCGCCTGTACGGTCGTCCCGACATCCGGCGGATCCAGCTCATGCCGGGCGATGAGTCCATCCGCCTGGTGGGCGATCGCGAAACAGACAACCGTTTCGAGCTGGCGCGCGCTGACTACTCGAAGCTCGAGATCGGCGGCCTAGTCATAGACTGCCTGTAATCCATAGACTGGCGTTCATCCCAGTGGTAGCGTTCTCGGCCGGGGAGTCACCTTGCAGAACATTCAATGATTGACCGTGCAGTGGATGCTTGGGGCGCGCGCAGCGCATTGGCAAGGAAGGCCGCACGGGCTTTGAGTCACGTTGCCATTGCGGCGACCTATGCGCTTGCTTATCTGGCGCTTCGCGAGACGTCAAACGACCAGTGGTATCTGCCGGCTGGCCTTCGCTTCGTCATGTTACTCATCACCCCGACGCGATACTGGCCCGCGTTGTACGCCGGCGACATCGTTGCGCTGGGCCTATTCCGCATTCCCATGATTCCGCGCGACGGTATCGCTTGGGTGACGGCCTCGGTCTTCCCGGTGTGGCCCGCCGTAGCCGCGGTCGTGTACCAGCTTCGGAAGAAGTCGGCGCTCCCGCACATTCGCACGGCCATGGACGCCGGCTGGTTCGTCATCGCCGCACTGATTGCTGCAGAGCTGCCAAGCTTTCTCAACAAGGCATGCTCTGCCCTTCTGAGGCACAGCGCCGGCGCGATGAAGTTCTCGGACCTCTTCGTCTACACGATGGGCCACCTGCAGGGGATCCTGCTCTTCTCGTTCGTCGCTATCTGCATTTTCGGCAAATGCGTGGATCCACGGCGCGAGCGCATGCTCCGGATCGATGCCGGGGTCACTATCGTGCTTTCGCTCATCCTCGCTGCAGCCATCTCCGCCGCCACCGCCACTAGCGCCGATACGAACCTCATCCAGGGCATGCGCATGCTGTTGCTGGTTCCGGCCGTCGCGATGTCGGTCCGCTTTGGCTACCGGGGCGCGTGTGTCGGTGCTGTGGCATCCAACGTGGCGCTCTTCTTGACCATCCCTCACCAAGACGCCGGTCTCAGCGACCCGGGCGCGCTGGTGATGCAAGAGGCCTTCGCCCTGATCGCCTGCTCCATGTTCGTGCTCGGCGCCCGGATCTACGAGCGAATGCATGAGGCAACAGGGGCGAGCAACGCCGAGCGCGCGGCACGCCACCTGGCCAAGGCCAGCTTCGACTCGAGCGAATCGCTCATGCGCGAACGCGCCATTCGGGCCGAGGAGCTCCAGACGAGCAGCCGCACGGCCATGCAGTCGACGATTAAGTGGCTCAGGGCACAGGGCCATTCCGAGGTCGCCATGGGCTTGGTGGGTATCGCCCACAGCCAAGCCGCGGCCTTTCAACAGATCATCGTCGACGCCCTTTACCCACTCACGCTCGAGCGCGACGGCCTTTACGCGGCGCTGAACTCGGAGGCGTTTCACCTACAGTTCGACATGGCATCCGTGGAGTGCAATCTCGACCTCCTGGGCTCGGCCCAGGATCTCCCGATCGCGACCCAGCGCGCTGTATACCGCGTGATCGGCGAGTCGGTGGACTATCTGCTCGCCTCGATTCCCACAAGCATGCAGATCCGCGTACGCTGCACGACCCGCAATGGGCGTGGCCACGTAAGCATCGCTCTCTACGCTCGCGATCCAGCAGTGACCACGAGGTCGTCGGTAGACACTGCTCGCCTGGCCGGCCTTCGCACGCGCGCCATGGCCTACGAGGGATCGTTTCACAATAAGCCGCACCGTATCCGGGTCATCCTCCTGGACGAGGCGATGGAACGGCACGGGATACCAACGCTGCGAGGGCACGTCACCCGAAGAGCTCAACGCGCTCAAAAAGAAAAGGCCCCGTGAGGGGCCTTTTCGTTTCTAGAGCTCGAAGCCTTACTTGACGAAGACCTGCCAAGTGACAGTGCCGTCGGCATTGGTGACAACACCCACCACCGAGTAGTCGTCCTGATACACCACCACCGCAACTGGCGGCGCAACGGCCACTTGCTGCACCAGATCGCTGCCGATCGGCAGCGCCAGCACTCGGTCGCCCACAACGGTGTACGCAGCGCGCGGAACGCCGGTGGCGTCGGTCAGCTCGACATAGCGCACCGTATCCCGGGTGAAGACGTACACGCGCCAGTCCGGCGCCGCCGAAAGGTTCTGTGCTTCCGGGGCTGCCTTGCCCAGGTCCGTTTGCGTCGGCACCGCCATCGCATGCGGCTTGCCGTTGTCCCCCGAGGCGCAGCACGGCAATTCCGCGTGGGCACTCAATGACACACCTAAACCGGTAAGTAACAGCGCAAATCCGATCCGTGAGAGCTGGGCGCGTCGCATCTTGGAGAGCCTCCGATGGGTGAAGTTTCATGAATGCTTGATAAACGATAGTCACGCAGCGTGACTGGCTGACTTGCCCTAAATGTCACGTTCCGTGACTATGTCGGTGTCACGGGATGAAACAAGCGTGTGGTTATACCACCGCCGTCCCAGTCTGCCACGCTCATTGGGGGTTCGCTCATGCACGCTCAGCCCACGCGGTTCCCGCGGCCGGTCGACCGGTACCGCGACGTCCAGTCCGGGAATGCCCTGGTCACTCTGGACTCCGAAAGCAACGTCGTTCGGCTCCGCTTCCCCGTTTCCGACGTCGGTCCGCCCGACGACCCAGCCGCCCCGGGCGCGGACGGCACACCTCAATCCATCAGCGCCACCCAGTTCGGCGTCTTGATGGCACTCCTCATCGTCGCGACCGCCTTCGTGTGGATCGGCCTGCTCCTGGACGGTCCACGGTGAGCGCCCGGACCTACACGGTCGGCAAGGCGCGCGTCCTCGAGCTGCCAGGCGTTCTCGATCTCGTGATCAACCTCAAGTCCTACCCGGCGAGCCTTCCAGAGATCTCCGTTGGGCTGTTCGAGCCGATCACCGCGGGGCAGGCGTTCCGCCCCGCCCTTGCCTGGTCCTGGGGCTCGCGCTGCGTGCTGCAGGACGACGCCCAAGGAAACGAGGCGCATGCCGCACTGTGGATCGCTGACACCCAGTTCCGCGTAGCGACGACCGACGTTCCTCTCCTCATCAACTTCCTTGGCGATGCCCTTCGGGATGGTCGCCACGACACCTCAGCGAGGGCCAGCGCATGAACGTCCTGGATGAACCGGCAGATATCTGCGAAGTGGTCGCACAAGATTGCAGCTATGGCTTTCGCGCGTTCTGCGTGATGAGCGATGGCACGACCGCATTTCATACCGCCGGTCTTCACGCTACGGCAGCGCAGGCGGTCGCCGAAACCGCGGCACGTGCTCGCGCCGGCGGTGTCGCATGATCACACCGACGGTCGAGCGCACAACGGAAGCCATCGTGTTTCATGCGGTGGAGTGCGAGAAGTGCCTGCGACTCGCCAAGTTTGCGGAGGAGCACAACGAGGCATATTCCGCCGGCGTGCCCAAAGGGCTGCGCCAGCTCGCGGAAATGTCCAGCGCGGAGGCCTTCTCCTGGGCGCGCCATCTACGTACCGCTGGAGGCGCAGCATGAGCCGCGTCCGCAAGTCGCCCGAACAGCTGCAGCGTGAATGCGACCGATTCAACCAGCGATGCGCGGTCGGTGCGCCGGTTGTTGTCACGCGTGACAACGGCGACCAGTTCCGGTCGACCACCACGACACATGCGCAGGTCCTGGGTAGCCACAGCGCAGTGATCTGGGTACAGGACGGCCGTAGCTGCCTTCTGCTCGACCGCGTCGAGCCGGCCATCAGCGCATGAGCTGCCTCGCCATCACCGAGCTTTCCGTTTCCGAGCAGGCTGAGTTAACCCTTGCGGTAATCGCCAGGGCAGCCGAGGTGCTCGCCACTTTCGATCCGCGGGTCCCCGGGTTCTCCCCCCTGTCCACCGCAACTCGCCCCCGCGGGTCGAATCTTCCTCCGCAGGAGGCTTCACGCATGATCGAGCGCCAGCTTCAGAACCACCCGCCGTTGCGCGTGTGCAACTGCATCCGCCGGCCACACATGTACGAGGCCCGAGGGAACAACGCCGTGCGCTTCTACGTGGAATGCGCGCCGTGCGAGATCCGCACGCCGAGGGTCTCCACGGCCGACGCTGCAGCTGAAGCCTGGAACGCCCGCGACCTGGTCCCGCTCAACGTCCAGGCGGTGGCGTGATGCTCACGAGCGTAACCGTCACGAAGATCGTGGAAGTCGAGGTCGATATCGACACCGAGGTCGAAATCAACCTCGACAAGATCATCGGGGAAATGGACTCGTTCGACCTCGCACTGCATGGCCTTGCGCGTGGCGAAGATGCCGAAGTGATCGAAGCCACGTGGCTGAACATCCGCAATGCCATGCGCCGCGGCGACCGCTACGCCGCCAGCCAGATGATCGCCGACATGACCTACAGCCAGGCCGGCGTGATCCTTCCTCCCCTGCATTGACCGGAGTAGCCAATGCCCACTTCCGCCCTTACCCCCGCCAACGTCACCGCGACCATCAGCGAAGCCGCTGAGAAGCTGCGCGAAGCGGGCAATCAAGATCTCGCCGGCCGTCTCATCCTCGCCGGCGCCAGCGTCTCGATCGGAAACGACAGCGCCGTGGTGCAGGCGCTGGTAAGCGCTCTCGTGCACGAGTGCCGCGCCGCCTCCGCGATCCTCCAGGCCACCTTGGCGGTCATGACGACGGAGCAGAAGAACGACCTCGCGAAACGCGTCGACGAGCGTGGATTCATCGGCAAGGAGGGTGGCGCGACCAGGCACTGGGACCGCAACGAAGTCGTCGCCCGTGCCGAATGTTTCCTCTACGTCACCAACAAACCCGGCGTCCTTCACTGACGCCACCTACCCGCACGCCCCGGAGATCCCATGAATGCAGTAGCAGCTTCGACCCGCCTTCCAAGTCACTCACCCGCTCCTTTGGCCGCGGTACCCGCCGCAATCGAATCGCTCGGGGGCAGCCTGTCCTACCTCCAGGATCGTCTCGCCGTCCTGCGCACGCGACTCGAACCGGTGCTCGCACCGCCTGACGTCGCCGGTCAGACCGCGAGCAAGAGCGTGGGCGATTCGCGTTACCTCGTCGCGGTCGCCGATCAGGTAAGCGATCACGACGCCATCGTGCGCAGCCTCTCGGCGACTGTCGACGATCTCATCCAGCGCGCAGCGCTTTGACCTCCCCGCCCCGTGGAGGAGCACGGGGCACAAGTGAGGTGGTTGCCTCTGGGCGGTTCCCGGGGGACGCAACAGCCACCTCACTTGTAACGAACTGGCTGAAAGGCCTCCGAGGTGGAGTGACGCGAGCCGCTGCCGACCGACCACAGAAACGGGAACAAGCGCGGCGTGGGGTGATGGACCACTGGCAAAGCATCTGACAGCTGGGAAAGACCAGCACTGAACAGAGGGCCCGGCGAGCCCAGCGATAGATCCCAGGAGTTGGGGCAACGGCAGATCAGAGAGCGTGTACCTGCCGGCACGATCGCAATCAATCGTCCTCGCCGCCCTGTCGAGTAGCACAGGGCACAAGCAAGTCACCTGGGTCATCCGATGTACGGGTGCGACGACCTGGAAGCCCCGGGGGCGTACCTCTCCAAGGTGACTTGCTTGTCTGACCGCTCGACAGCGTGCGCTAACCCTGGAGCGCGAATACCGGGATTTGTCACTCGTGTCTTGACGGACCACTGAGGTGTAACGGCCTCGGTCGAGCGTTCAGCTTTCTCTTTCAATGCGCTCCGGCACTGCCAGCAAGGAATCGAACATGTCGAAATTCGCCGAAGGCTACATCAACGTGACAGGCCTCAACGTGCGTGCGTTCGCGACGGCAGCGTTCGATCTCAGTCCACCACCGCGGCTGGCGCATCTTGGCCTCGCGCCTCGCCAGATATCGCCCGACGTGCTCGACCAGATTCTTGCCGACTTCGACGAGGGTGCGCAGGAAGGAATCCTGCTTGCCTTGCGTCTCGACTACGTCGAAGGCCGCGGATGCAAGATCAGCATCTGGCGCGATCATGACGGACAGCTTTACATCCGCGATACCTGGTACGACCACGACGAAGACGATCTCACCGCCCTTCTGGCGCGCGCCCTCACCAGCGCCAGCGCATCGGTTGCTTGACGCGTGATGTCCGGCATTCCTGTCCGCCACCGCGAGCGCCCGCGAATCATCCTCGACGCCAGTGATCTTCGCTGGGCCGAATCGTTCGCCGTGCCCGCTCCCAGGCCTTGCCGCGAATGCGGCGCGTGCCAGCACTTCCTTCCCAACCCTCTCAACCCGCAGGCCGGTCTCGGCTGGTGCAACGGCGAACGCGCCGGCATCGGCCAGTACCCCGGCGCAGATCCGATGTGCCCGGGTTGGTCAGCCGCCAATGGAGATAATCAGTGACGCAAACCAGCGACATCCTCGAAGCCATTCGTGGCGCCGGCATCCCGCTCAATACGACACAGCTCGCGGAGCAGTTGCCGCACATTCCAAAACCCAGCATCTCGGCGGTTTGCAGCCAGCTGCGTCAGCAGGGCGTACTCACCGGCGCCGTTGAGGACGGACGTGTCGCCTTCCGAGTCGTCGCCGGCGCCGGCCCCAGCGACGCGTACAACGTCAACGTCAACGATGAAGCTGCCGACGCAGGGGACGACGAGCCCGCCGGCGCGATCCAGGGCCTGCTGTCCGAAGACGTAAAGCCGATTGACGTCGGTCCTGCCGCGGTGAAACCGCCGACGCAGTCGTTCAGCCCGCGCAGCATGGAACGTCGTCAGCGCCGGGAACCCGATATGTCCATCGAAATCTCGCAGGATCCGCGCTCCTTCAGTGCCGTCCTTGAGGCGCTGACGAGCCAGGGCGACACCATGCGCCGGTACACCTTCGATCGGGACGAGCCCGAGAAGGACAACACGCAGGCAAATCCCGAGTTGGCGGCAGTTCGTTCCGAACGCCCGCCCGGGACCGTTACCACGCGCCCCGCGCGCAACGACGGCCGCCTGTGCCGCGAGCTCGCCGCGGCCGTCCTCGCGCGCTGGCCCGGCGAGATCCCCTACGACGTCCAGCGCCTGGTCAATAGCGCCGCCACCCTTCCCCTCTGAGCAGGAGCTCTCCATGACCACCATCGAATTCGACGACGAGATCTACTGGGTTCCCTACTCGCAGCTGCGCGTGTCCGACAAGAACGTACGTAAGAAGCGCGATCCGAAGGAACTCCAGATTCCCCAGCTGGCGGCGCAGATCAAGGCCGAGACGTTGCTGCAGAACCTGGTCACCACGTTCGGCGAGGGCGGCAAGTTCGTCGTGGTGAATGGGAAGAAGACGCCGAAGGGACCGCTCGAGATCGTCGACGGATATCGTCGTTACCTCTCCATCGGCATGAATGCGGCTGAGCTGTTGCTGGATCTCGACCAGCTCGTTCCCGTCAAGATCCGCCCGCCCGACCACGCTGTGTCCGCCAGCCTGACGGCGGCCTTTGGCCAGCTCCCCCTTCATCCGGTAGAGCAGTTCGACGCGTTCAAGGCCCTCGTTGACGAAGGGAAGTCTGTGGTCGACATCGCCGCCGCCTTCGGCCTCGTGGAGAAGGCGGTCAGCCAGCGCTTGCTATTGGCGAAGGTCGCGCCCCAGATCCTGAAGGCCTTTCGAGAGGAAGAGATCTCGCTCGAAGTCCTGCAGGCGTTCACGGTCAACGATGACCAGAAGCGCCAGCTGAAGGCGTTTCAGGGAATTCCATCCTATCTAAGCGACGCCCAGGCAGCGAAGCACGTACGCACGCACCTTACCGACAAGGAAATGTCGCTGCGAAACGAGCCTCTCGCGCGCCTGGTCGGCGTGGAGGCCTACCAGGCGGCAGGCGGGCAGGTTCGCTCTGACCTGTTCAACGAAGACACTTACTTCGCGGACCCTGCCCTTATCCGCAAGCTTGCCAACGATCGCGTTGCCGAGCTCGAACCGCGTGTTCGCTCCGAGGGCTGGTCATGGGTCGAGGTGAAGCTGGAAAGGGTGCCGCTTTATGCATTCGCACAACGCAAACCCAAGGTGGCGCAGACCACGCCCGAACAAGATAGGGAACTGGCTTCGATCAAGACGAAACTCGCGTCGGTCGGGAAGAGAATCGCAAAGCTTCGCCAAGACGAACCTGATGACGATGAATCCCCCGAATACGCAGCGTGGCTTGCCACGTACGAAGGTCCGCGCGCTGAGCACCAGGAGCTGACTGAACGAGAAGAGCAGATTCAGGCCGATCGTTCGACGTGGAGTGCGAGGACGCTGAAAGAAGCGGGCGTGGTGATCTGCCTCGATCATGAGGGAAACCTCAAGATCAATCGCGGCCTCGTCGACCCGAAGACGATGAAGCGCATCGAGAAAGAGAAAAAGAAGGCCGCGGCTGTTACGGCCGGCGGCCCTGTCGAGACCGTCGAAATCTCCGACTCGCTGCACCAACGCCTCACTGCGCACCGCTCCGCCGTAATCCGCCGCAAGCTGCAGCTCGACCTGAAGGCGATGCTTGCCGTGCTTGCTCATTCGTTGACGGGGCACACGTTCGGCCGCTCGAACTGGAAGGCCAACCTGACGGAGATTGGTGCGCCCCCGCAGGACAAGGCACACGCCACCGCCGGCGTCGACATGGACGAGTACGTTTCCCACCTCAACCTGTCGCTAGACCGTAGCGAGCTGATCCGGGAAATGCCGGAAGACGAGAAAGACGCCCTCGTTTGGTTGTTGGAGCAGAGCGAGGACTACCTGCTGAAGCTGATTTCGGCCTGCGTGGCCACGTCCTTCAACGGGATCTACGGGAAATCAGGGTGGAAGGTTCCCGAGCGTCACGCTCTCACTGAGGTGCTCGTTGAGTACCTCGATATCGATATGCGCGAGCATTGGCAGGCCACGGTCAACACGTACCTTGGCCACGTTCCCAAGCCGTTGATCATCCAGGCGGTGACAGAAGCGAAGGGTGCTGCTGCCGCCAAGGATCTCACGACGATGCCGAAGGGCGCCGCAGCCGAGGCGGCGGAGTTACACCTCGACGACGAAGAATGGGTACCCGAGCTTTTTCGCCGAGTGCTGACTAAGCCCAAGGAGATCTCACAAGAGGAGGCTGTCGCACACATCCACTCCCTCCTTGAGGCGAAGCGGGCGCGCGACTCGCAGCCGTCGTCATGGCCCGCAACTCCCGAGGCGTCGCCGATCGCCGACCAGGCGAAGCCGATCCTGAAGGCGCCTCCTGTGACGAAGGTGGCCGGGAAGAAGGCTGCTGTGAAGAAGGTCGCTGGGAAGAAGGCAGCGAAGGCATGAGCTACGCGAGCTTCCTCTTCGCCCCGTTTGCTCGCCGCGCTCGCGAGAGCTGGCCGACGTGCGGCTTCAACCTCTGGCTGGTTGCGGGGACGTTGTCGCCGACACCGGTCGACAGCGTCGAGCTTGTCGACTTCGATGTGATCAGTCGGCCTGAGCCGATCCTGGGCCGAGTCATCGTGGACGGGCGTGCGGCGGACGGGGACGACGTCCTTTTCAGCAGCATCCCTGAGGGCCGCACCGTTCGCGCCCTCCTGATTACCGAACTGCGGACGAATGAGGGCTCACCCGGGGCCATGGGCCTGGAGACGCCCGCCGCACTGGTCTGGCAGGCGCATGGCATGCCCCTCGATACCAACGGCGGCGACATCATTGTCACTTGGGATAACGGTCCGAACCGCATATTTTCGCTACCGAAAGCCAGTGCAGCCCCGTTGGCGGTCGAAGATTGGGTCACAGATCTGTTGTCGACGTGCGGCGACCAAGCGCTCGGTCAGGCGATTACCGCTCCGCTGCTTCTCCCTGAGCGCAAGGGCGAGGTTCGGGCATGACGATCCCTGCCTACCCCCTCGTGTGGCCAGACGGATGGCCACGCCTATCGTCTCACAGCCGTGCGGCGGCCAAGTTCGGAACGGTGCGTAGCGGCAGCGCGAAGCGCCAGCTCAGCGTGGCGGATGCCGTCGCGCGCGTGCGCGATGAATTGGGTCGCATGGGAGTGTCTGACGACGACCTGGTCGTCAGTACGAATATGCCGCTTCGCCTCGATGGTTGGCCGCGCTCGGACTCTGCAGCGCCGTCCGATCCCGGTGCCGCTGTCTACTGGCGCGAACCGAAGAATCGCGACAAGCCCGCTCGCTGCATGGCGATCGACCGCTATGAACGTGTTGCGGACAACCTTGCGGCGATCGCCGCAACACTCGAAGCATTCCGCGCGATCGAGCGACATGGCGGCGCCGCCATCCTGGACCGAGCTTTCACCGGCTTCGTAGCGATCGAGAACCAGTCGAAGCCCTGGCCCCAGGTTCTCGGGGTTCAACCCGGCGCCAGCAACGACGAGGTTCTTGAGGCGTACCGCCGGCGGCGTGCTGCGACTCATCCCGATCGTGACGGTGGCGATGCCGAAGCCTTCCAGCGCGTGCAGGAAGCCTACGAGACCTTCAGCAAGGAACGCGGGCTGTGACCGACGAGACGACACCGACACCGGAGCCGAAGAAGTTCAGCGGCGGTCTCCGGATGGCGAAAGCCACGCCCGAAGACATCGAGAACGCCTTCGAGCTGGCCAGCTTGCTTGACCAGGTCGAGCGAGGCGACTGGCCGTACCTTGGCGATGAAGAACCCGAAGACGCTCCAGAACGTATCGACGACCAGGACATCGAGCACCTTCAGCATGTCTACGAGCTGGTCAAGACGATGGCTCGCCGCGGCGGTTTGTGGCGCGTCGTCATGGGCTTCGACATGGTCCTGCGCAGCGATCTGCTGAATCCCGCGGTGGATTACATCGAGGTGAACCCGGTCATCAATGCGCTCGTGGACAAGTCGAACGCCACAGACGCCGCGGCGGAGCAGGAGCCCAGCACGTGATCGCCCTGCTTCTCGCCACCGGCCTTGCCGGATCGCCTGCTCCCGCTCCGGCCGCACGTGCGTGGTGCGGCCACTTGGCTCACAGCGCCAGCACGATCGAAGAGGCCCGCTTGTCCGGGATCCCGCGCCTGAAGGTTGTCCTCGGAGCCACGCTCATTGCCGACGCCCGCGAGCGCTCCGCGCAGTACGAACTCATCAGCCTGGTTTACGACGGCAATGCCGGCGGCCAGGCGTCGCCCGCCGAAGTCGCGGGCATCACCTACACCGCTTGCATGCGAGGAGCCTGACCATGACCGTGCTCGACATCCTTGAACAGAAATGCCGCGTCTGCGGCTGCACCGAAATGCGGGCCTGCAAGGGCGGATGTCACTGGGTCACACCCGATCTCTGCAGCGCCTGCCAGGTCGACGAAGGCGATGCCCTCGTCTTCGTCGAAAATAACGCCGGCGCTATGCGCATCGCCCGTGAGCGCCTGCGCCAGCTCGCCGAAGAGAACTACACGGTCGAGGGGGACCTTTCATACGTCACCGGCGAGCTGGCAGCAGCTGCGTGCTGCTACGCCATGCCCATGTATCTGCGCGAAATGGACGGCTTGAACATGTGGCTGCTATGGCCTTGGGGATCGGCCAGCTGGAAGCCCGCGCCTTCGCCCGTGACAACGGAGGGCCGCCTCCGCGAGCTTGCGAAGGCCGGCGCTCTTATCGCGGCCGAAATCGATCGCTTGCTCGCCGCGGAGCCATCCCATGACGAGTGAAGAGAAGCTCTTCGACCCGGCCCGTATGCCAGCGCGCGACGACGAGGGCAAGGCCTGGCACCCAGACTTCGACGACCGCTGGGAGCACCCCGTTTTCGGGGAAGAGTACGTCTGCACGCTGAAGCTCGCACAGGCCGGATTCGCCTTCGCCTTCCATCACATGGATCCAAACGACGCGGACTTTGACAGGGCCTGCGAGAACAGCGACTTCTCGATGTGGACGCCGCGCGATATGTCGGCCGAGGGCTGGTGGATCGTCGGCATCGGCGACACCGAGGACGGTCCTTGCGCCTGGTACGTCCGTCCGGTCGAGGGCGAGGCCCAAGCCGCGCTTATCGCCAGGGAGCGCGAAGCGCTCGACAAGCTGCAGGACCCGCGCTCCAACACGGGGCATCACTGACTATGGATACCTCGATCATGCCCATCAAATCGTTCCAGATCGGCGTCTCCCAGTGGCTGATTGACTGCCTCGGCGTCGACTGCGCCATGGATACGCACGAGCGGAATCACCGCTTTCTCGAAGAGGCCCTCGAACTCGTGCAGTCAAAGGGCTGCACCGCGTCCGAAGCGCACCAGCTCGTCGACTACGTATTCAACCGGCCTGTCGGTGAGCCGTCCAGGAAGTGGGTGGCGTCATGGTCACCCTCGCCGCCCTCTGCACTGCCGCGGACATCGACCTGGCTACCTCCGCCGACGACGAACTGCGCCGGATCTGGACGAAGGTCCCCGAGATTCGCGCCAAGCATGCCGCCAAGCCGAAGCACTCCCCGCTGCCGGATACCGCCACCAATGACTGGGGCCGTCAGGACATGCGCAAGGCTTTCCAGGGACTGGCGCGTGCCACCCCGTCCGGCGCGAAGGTCATGGGCGTTGATTGGGCTGATGGCGTTGACACGACCGTTTACGGCCGCGTCGACAGTAAGGGAATCACCTATATCGACGCGATCGAACAGGTGGTCTGGCAGCCGATGACAACCGCTCCCCGCGACGGCAGCGTGGTCATCCTGCGCTGGGGCGATGATGGTGAAACTGTCGCCTGGTACGTCGCCGACTCAGAGTTTCCCTGGGGCTTCGTCGACACGGGTTCATCGGCGAACGAGGCCGGCTACTTCATCAACCATGCGAAGGACGCCCCGGAGGGTGCGACACACTGGCGTCCGTTCACCCGCGACACCAGCCGCCTTCTGGCGATCTCGCGCGGCATCGGTCTGCGCGAAGTCATGCACGGCATTCGCGCTACCGAAGCCAGGCAGCTTCTCGCAGCGTTCTTCTACGTTGCTTATCGGGAGGAGATCAGTGGCTGAGTACACCGCCCGCTGTGCCGCCCGAGACACCCGTCGCGCTATCGCGCGAGCCGAGAAAGCGCTCGAGCAGCTGCGCAACTGCGCCGTTCACTGGGCCGACCTCGATCACTCATTCGAAAGCGACGTCGGCAGCATCGAAGTGCCGCAGGACATCGTTCGCCTAAAGGAAGACCTCGATGAGGTGTACCCAACTCGGGCGAAGGGACGGATGTCCCAATAATGGACACGAAAACCGAGGAAATGAGCCCATTCGCCGACTGGATGCAGGCCTGCGGCCTCCCCACGATCAATGCGGCCGCCAACGCGCTTGGCGTCCACCGCCACACAGCCGAGAGGATGCACAAGCGCGAACTCACGAAGTTCGAGCGCCTCGCCATGGCAGCCGCCTATCACCGCATCAAGCCTTTCGACAGGACTTCGGCATGAATTCCCGCCAGCGTCGCATTGCACTTCGCCGCGCCGTGCTCAAGAACGAGACGGCTCTCAATCGCAAGCTAGACCGCGAGGAGATCACGCTCACCGAGAAAGGTTGGTGGGATCTCCGTCCTCGATGCGCTGGCATCACCACCGTCGCGCGCCGTCGCCACACCCGGGGTCACCGCTGATGAACGAAGACCTCCTCCGCCGCGCCCTGCAAGCCTTCCACCGCGGCTACGCCGGCGAGCCGGGCACCTTGCGGCCACGACAGGCCGGCAAGACAGCTGCCGGCGTTCAGGCTGTTATCGAGCTACTCGCTAGGGAAGCGCTCCCGTTCCCGAGAGAGCCCTCAGATGCGATGGAATGGGCGTTCCACAACGGGGTGCCCGTAAACGCCCGCAAGAACTTCTTGAACCGATACCGCGCGATGCGCGCAGCCGCGGTGCACGAACTTGCCGCCCCGCCTGCGCCGCAAGCCGACGTGTGCAGCTGCCCGGAACATGGAAGCTGGTACCACGCCGAAGACATCGACCGGATGGTGAAGGAGATCTCCGACGCCCTCGGTTCTACGGCGACCCATCCGAAGCTCTGCGACATCGTCGTCGATACGGTTCGGGCCATTGGCGCCAGGGCCATTCATTCGGAGCAGGTGCAGGACGTGACCGATGAGCTCGTAGAGGTTGCCTGCCGCGCGTACTACAACTGTGGCGTGCGCGTCCGGTCGCCCGTGTTCGAAGGCATGCGTGCTGCGCTGCTTGCTGCCCTCGCCTATCTAGGTCGCCCGGGTAGCGCCTGGACGTGCTTCCACTGTGGCGAGACCTTCACCGAGCGGAACACCGCAGCGCTGCACTTTGGCACGCACGAATCGCAACAGCCTGCGTGCACGATCGACATCGTCGCGTTCCGCCAGTTGGAGGCGAGAAAGGATCGCTACGCTGAAGAGGATGCGGATATCCACCGCCAGATGCACCGCATGGGATGCGATCACCAACTCGCCCTGCGCCGGGCCGAGGAAGCTGGGTACGCAAGGGCTCTAAAAGACACCGGTTACGCGGCCCCCACGGGCGTGCCGGATGGGTGGCTGACTGATCCCGATAGCATCCCCAAGGCGGTCATCGACGCGTGCCGGGATGCGATCATTATGGAGTTCGGAAACAACGGAACCGACGGCTACTACAAGCGCATCCTCGCGAAGGTCTTCGCGGCAACGGTCGTCGCCGCATCGGAGGTGCCCTGTGCCTGATTCCTTCGTCAAGACCAAGGCCCTGGCCGACCCGAGCTACAACCCCTACTGCCTCCGCCACGCCGCTTGCGGTCGCATGGAGAAGGTCGAGCACCTCTTCTGGCGCTGCCCACGCTGCGGGGCTGAACATGACGAGCGAGAAGATCATGCATGACGCCAACGTCGCTGACGCGACCGCCTTCGTTCGGCACTTCATGGTCGTCGAGTACGCACGTTCGTTCCGCCGGCAGGTGACGACCCACGACCTAATCGCCCGATTTGGGTGCTCCCGCGCCTCGGCCTATCGCTACATCCACGCCCTCCGCGACCTGGGCGTGCTCGGCCAGAACAACTGGCCCGTCCGCCCCACCCCCGCCAGATCTCAGACCCTTGAGCATTGCTGAGCATTTCCTCCCAGTGATAAATGGCTGCCTCACAACCGAAGAACTGCAGTCTTGGAGCGGCTACGACCGCCCAGCGGACCTGCGCCACTGGCTTGATCAGCAGGGCATTCGGTACTTCCGTGGGAAAGGAGGCAAGCCGTGCACGACGATGGCGCTGGTAAACGCGGCCGCAGGCCTGGCACTGACCGTGGGCGAGCAGCCGACGATGCTCGGCGCGGACGACCTCTAGTGGGTCGGGGACGGCCGCGCCAGCGGGACCTGACGATCCCTGCCCACATCGACCAGCTCAGCATCCCCCGCGGGGTGTACTGGAAGGCGAAGGATCGTGTCTGGTACACGCTGGTGAGCCAGGGCGAGGGCAAGCAGTCCTGGAAGCGGCTCGGTGGTCCGGAGGCGACCCTCGCGGATCTACAGGCGAGCCTCGAGGCTACGCGTGGCGTCGATCGCGCGAGCCTCGGCTGGTTGTGCGACGAGTTCCACGGCAGCGACCAATTCAAGCGTCTGGCCGAGAAGACCCGCGAGGACTATGACGCCCAGCGGAAGATCATCGCTACGTACCAGACGAAGCGGGGCATGCTGCAGGACCTCCCTTATGCCTCGCTCACGCCTGTCTTCGTTCAGAAGCTGATCGACACCATCGGCTCGGAATACCCTTCGAAAGCGAACCATGTCCTGCGCTACGTGCGTCGGGTCTACTCCTGGGGTCGGACGCGACGGGGATGCAAAACGAACCCGGCCAAGGGCGTCGAGCAGGCAGTCGAGCGTAAGCAACAGCGGCTACCGAAGGAGCACGCCTACATGGCGTTGCTCAACCATGCGAAGGCGAATTACCCGGCGTACCTGTGGATCGCGACGGAACTCGCCTTCCTAATGCGACTGCGTGGTATCGAGACGGTCACGCTCGACGACACGTACGTCCTCGAGGAGGGCATGCTCACCAACCGCAGGAAGGGATCGGCAGACAGCGTGATCGAGTGGTCGCCCCGGCTTCGCGAGGCGGTGCGTGCCGCCGGTGCCGAGCGCTCGCGGATCTGGTCGAAGAAGAAGATGCCGACGCCGCTGGACCCGCGCCAGCGTCCGATCCTCGTCAACATCCATGGGAAACCGGTGAGCCGGCACACGCTCAGCACCCTGTGGCAGACGTGCATCAAGGACGCGATCCAGAAGGGGCTTATCTCCCCGGACGACCGTTTCGCGATCCACGACGCGAAGCGCAAGGGCGTGACGGAAACCGTCGGCGACAAAGCGGCCAAGAAGGCAGGCAGCGGCCACAAGTCCGATTCGATGCTGGGCGTCTACGACAAGAGCATTCCCCGCGTCAGTACCCCAGGGAGCGTCTGATGGAACAGTTCCAGGTGCAGCTACTCGCGCGCGAAGCCGGTTTCGTCGTCGAGCGATCGCCGGCATTACCCCAGCCGTGGATCACCGGTCTTGGCACTACTGATACGAACATCGCCGCCATGCTCGTGCGCTTCGCCGAGCTCGTCGCAGAGGCCGAACGCCAGGCGTGCGTGCGCGCCTGCAGGAGCGTCATGGCGTACGACGAAGAGGACCCCGCGCATGCATTCATTGCCGCGCTGAGTGACCGAAATGCGCTGGGAATTTTAGGGTGAATTTTAGGGAAGCCCAAAAAACGAAGGCCCCGCATCGCTGCGAGGCCTCGTGACGTACTTGTAGCTGGCGGAGAGGGTGGGATTCGAACCCACGGTTGGCTTACACCAACGCCTGATTTCGAGTCAGGTACATTCGACCACTCTGCCACCTCTCCGGGAACGGTCGACGGCAGGGCTTTCGCTCTGCCGGGCCAGCAATGATAGTGGGTCTCTCCTGCCGTGACAACAGACTTTTGATGGGGCATCCTCTCTGTGCATTCCGGCGCCGTGGCGCCCTTTCCCAGCACCTAAGGCACCCATGATCGAGTTCGGACACGGCACGCATACCGGCCTCCGCCGCACGCGTAACGAGGACACTTATTACGCCGACGCCGGGCTCGGGTTGTTCCTGGTCGTGGACGGCATGGGCGGGCACAAGCACGGCGAGGTGGCCTCGGCCACGGCGCGCGACGGTGTGGTGGCCCAGGTCACCGCCGGCCAGTCGCTAGTGGATGCGATCCAGCGGGTGAACGAGGCGCTGATTGCCCGTTCCAGCGGCCTCTCCGAATCCCGGCCCATGGGCACGACCATCGCCGCCGTGCGCCTGGTCGGGCGCTCCTACGAGGCGGCCTGGGTCGGTGACAGTCGCATCTATATCTGGGACGGCGAGCTCAAGCGCCTCTCGCACGACCACTCCATCGTGGAAGCCCTGGTCGAGGCCGGTGAGCTGACCGAGGCGCAGGCGCGCACTCATCCGCAGCGCAGCGTGCTGACGCAGGCCCTGGGCATCACCTCGCCAGACCAGCTCCACATCGGTCTTGCCAAGGGCGAGCTGTCGTTCGGTGCACGGCTGCTGCTATGCACGGACGGTCTCACCGATGAAGTGGACGACGAGCGCATCGGCGCGATCGTCTCGCGGACGGACATCGCCGCGCAGGAAGGCGTCGATCACCTCCTGCTCGAAGCACTCTCGGGCAGCGCACGCGACAACATCACAGCAATCTTGTTGCGCGCAGCGGCCTGA